ATTTGGCGGTTTCAGAATAATGATGAACTTTTGTACCCGAAATCAAGCATTAAGAGTTGCCCAGTTGCGGCACACCAACCGAGTTTCGCATAGAGATAACCACGGAGGGAAAAGAATGTGTAAGTGTTTAACAACTTAAAATAATTATCTTTATTATTCCAATATGATTTGTTTTGTTAGTTAAATGTCTGATTTATAGATGGTTATGAGTTTCTTTATTTTAGATGAGTAACAAAATAGCAACAATGAAGTGTTAATCTTTGCAAAGTAACTAACTTGCCCACAACAAAGATACGAATTAAATCTTATTCACAATTAGTTTTTGAAAAGACTTTAACTTAGATTAACATTGTGCCATTTCGTATATCTAATGTATATCTATTTCCCTAAAAATCCAATTTCATTTACATTTAACTCTTTTTAGCATTTGGTGGTTTCAGAAAAAGCTTCTATCTTTGCATTGTCAAAGTTGCGATTGACACATACAGATTTGTCCTCCTTTCAGGCTTTAAGCCTACGAGATATGGAATCCCTTGGTTAGCGCAACATGACCTTGGGATTCCTCTTTTTTATCCCAGAGTTTTTGACAAGACATACGAGGTTAAATCCGTGCAGTCCTCTTCGGAGTTATCGACCGATATATAAAACTGCTCAGTCTAGTAGAATATATCCATGTAGGTAAACCCTGCTCTGTCCCATCCATTGACAACAGGTGCCCATCTGCCGAAAGGCACTACCCCTACATAGATGAATCAAACAAAGTGGGTAACTTTGTTCTATGTAGGCTTTGGTAGGGAATAATCTACTGCTTATAGTAGTTGATAATTAAATAAAGATTTTCCTTGCTGCTGCCCTCTCCCTAAGGGGATGGGTAAAGAATGGATAGTATATATAGTTGAACAAGTAAAAATTTTGGCTTATGGAACTGGATATGTTGATTAGAGATGCCCTGAGCGATGCCAAGTGGTTAATTGCGAAGGGTGGGACGGATAGGGCAGAAGTCCTGAATCGTGTGATGGGTAAGATTGATGATGTCCTGAAAGAACTGGATGGGGCAGACCTCATTGACCTCAACAAGGTATGGCATCAAACGAAAGATGTTATGCCGACAAGTGCTTATGGCGGCAATCATGGTGGCTTGCTGTGTGTGCATCAGTTCAAGCCTAATTTCTATCCTCACATTACTCATGAAGAGTACTGCCCTGAGTTTGAGGAGTACCTTAAAGCGAGTCCGTATGACTGGTGGTGTAGAACTGGTGATTTGTTGAAGAAGGAACATCGTGAACTTTATTGGAGATAGATATTAATTTAAATTTAAGATTATGAGTGAATTATATTGGTTAGGTGTTTTGGGCAACTTACATGCTTGTGGTGAAGTTGTTGTTTTTTTATCTATTTTAGTGTTACTTGGTTTTGGTATCTGGACGATTACGTTCGGTTCTGATTATGAAGAACCTTTTAAAATGATAAAAAGAAAGGTTAAGTGTTCTATATATGCTTTGGTTTTTGGTGCAACTATTTGTGTATTCATCCCTTCCACAAAGAGTCTGCTTATCATTTATGGAGTAGGTGGCACTATTGATTATCTCAAAGAAAACAAGGATGCTAATAAGATTCCTGATAAGTGCATTAAGGCTCTTGACAAGTATCTTGATGATGCGTTGAAGGAAGATAAAAATAAGGAAAATAATTAATTTAAATTGTTTAATTATGGGTGAAAATTTATGTAGTATGCCAAAATATATTGGCACGAAAGTAGTTCAGGCAAAGCCTATGCCTTTAAAAGATGCACAGTATGTGCTAGGTAGAGAAATTAAGCCCGCAACCGATGAGGAAGATGGTTATCTTGTAGTTTATAATGATGGTTATCGCTCATGGTCTCCTAAGGGTGTATTTGAAGAAGCTTACCATGTGCTTAGTACTATGAACTTCGGTAATGCAATTAGTGTTTTGAAGTCTGGTTTTCCTGTAAGAAGAGCAAATTGGAGCGGAAACAAATTCCTTTACTTTGTTCCATCGGCAAGCTATTCTGCTATGACAGATATAGCAAAGTCTATAGCTGATGAAGATGGAATGGTTCTTTACAAACCGTATATTGCCATTCGGTGCGAAGATGGCAGTGTCGGTTTCTATACTCCAACTCAATGCGATGTCTTAGCTGAGGACTGGGAGGTTGTAGAAGAAAAGTTCTATGGTAAGTAAATCTGCTGAATACTACAGAAATCATCCAGCAGCTAGGGAGCGGAAAAAGCGTTATGATACTCGCTTCGAGTCTTCCCCTGCTCAGAAGGCTAAGCGTAGGGAATTGGCTCGGCATAACGCTGCTCACGATAAAAAGTATGGGGCAGTTTCTCGCAAGGGTATGGACGCTAGCCACACGAAATCAGGAATTAGGTATAAGCCATCATCGGTGAATCGAGGTTCCAAGACGGATATGGCTGGGGATAGAAGAGCGAGAGGTGGTCGCTGATAGTGAATAAAAGAATAGGGAGTGCTCACGCATTCCCTATTTTGTTATCCTAACAATCTTAAAACCTATAAACTAAAAAAACTATGAAAAAAAACAATCGTTCTTCTTAATTATGATAAATTCAATTTAACCTTCCTCTTCTGACATCTGTCTCAACTTCTCGGTGAGGGCATTGTGAATCTCACGCTTATCGTCAAGAGTGACGGTCTGTAGCTTAGGGCAGTTGAACTCCAGTATCTTGATGAAAGTTGATACCTTATCCTTTGGCTCACACTTATACCATGCTGCCATGAAGTCTTCCCAAGCCTCTCTAGAAAAGTCGGCACACAGCTCACGAAACTCCTTTGTGATAGGAGACTCGTACCCTTTCTGCTTTCCTCCAGTCTTTGCTCGACCTTTCTCGAACTGACCTTTTGTATTTCTATCTGCTGCCATTGTCTTAACTATTTTGGTGCAAAGATAGTAATTTGTTGGCAAACGGAAACTTTATCCGTTAACTTACCTACCTAAATAAACGGATAAAATACGATTCTCGGATGGTATCTGTATCTTTGTACCATTATTAATAATTTAAATTTCATATATATGATAGGTGCATTAATAGGTGCTGGGCTTGGGCTTGCAAGCAGCATCGCTGGCGGTATAGCTAACCGCAAGGCGAGACGTAAGCAGGAACAGATGATTGCCCAGCAACAGAGAGAAAATCAGGCGTGGTATGACAGAACATACAATGCCGACCCGACAAAGCGTGCTGATACGGTTCGCTTGCTCACACAGATGCAGGAGCAGATTAAGAACAGAAACAAGGCTGCCAAGGGTAGACAAGCGGTAATGGGTGGTACTGAGGATTCCACTACTGCGGTGAAGGAGGCGAACAACAAGACTCTTGCTGATACTACCTCACAGATTGTGGCTGCAAATGATGCCCGAAAGGATAACATCGAGCAGCAGTATATGAACAGAAAGAACCAGTTACAGAACCAGCAGATGGGTATGGAAGCTGAGAAGGCTGCTGATACCGCTAATGCGGTGGCTGGCGTGGCTGGTACTGCTGCCAACATCGCTGCAACGATTGATAGTGGTGCTGGTAAGAGTAAGGTGGCTCGTCCTGACGTGGCACAGCCTACCGATGCAGATATGGCTAAGTTGGATGCTAAGGTGGGTGCGGCTCCTACACAGCAGCAAGTAGCGAATGATTTGAACAATATGATTGGTGACAATGCGCCAAAGAAGATTAAAGCATAGCCTATGAAAGCATCAGATATGTTACGAAACAATAATGGCTTGAAGACAACACAGAGTGTACTCAACAAGCAGCAGAGTGGTGTGGATGCCGCACAGAAGGTGGCACAGACTCAGGCTCCAGTCTTCACCCAGCAGCAACTTGATGCGGCTGGCAAGAAGGTTGACCAGATGAATGCTGCTACTCCTCAGAATGAAATACCTACGATGAAGGCGGCTAGAGAGAAGACTATCGCTACTCAACAAGCCATCGCCAATGGGGTAGATGTAAATCAGAGTGCTCCTAATGATGAGGAGGATAAACCATCCGTACCCATCGTGAAGAAGGAGGAGTCGAAACCTCAGCCTAAGCAGTTGTCTTATGCTGACATGTATAAGATACTGAATCCTGAACTGAATGAGACTGCTGAGCAGAGGGCGAACAGAGAGAAGAAGGAGCGTACCAAGGCTCGTATCGCTGCTCTGGGTGATGGTCTCCGTGCGCTATCCAATATCTACTTCGCTACCAATGGTGCCAAGGTGGTACACAATCCTGAGTCGGATATGACTAAGGCGGTGAATAAACGCAAGGCATATATGGATGCTCAGAGAGAGAAAAATAGGGCATCATGGCTGGCTGGGTATCAGAGGGCACTCGCTCTTGATGAGGAAGCTCGTAAGAATAACCTGACTCTCGCTGAGCAGATGAGGTATCACGATATGCAGAACGAAATCAACAAGGTGAAGAATGACCTAGGTCAGCAGAGAATTGACCAAGGAAATAGAAGACTTGACCTTAGTGAGTTGAAATATACCAATGATGCAGAGTACAAAGATAATCAGTTGAAGATTAAGAAGATGCTTGCTGATGGTCAGATAAGTCATTGGGCTGCTCAGGATGCACTAGCTAGACTACGAGAAGGACGTATTGCAAATAAGGCTCAGAAATCTTCGGGCGGTAACAAAACTACTGCTGGTTATTGGTATGAGTACTACGACCTGATGGACACTCCTGAGGGGCAGAAGAAGATTAATGAACTTAAAAGAAAGTTGAGAATCAAGAATGTTACTCAGACTAACGTGAGATACATCATCGATAGATTGAAAGGAAGAAGTAGTTCTGCTGGAGGTGGTAAATCATCTGGTGGCGGCAAGCATACAACACATAAGGCTGTCGGTTCTTCGGCTGGTGGCAAGAAGAAGACTGGCGTAAAATGGTAACAGAATTGGTAACAAAAATTTGGTAACAAACAAATATATATATCATGGCAGAAAGACCATTATACACTTTATACAAGAATCTGAAAGCACAGAACTATGATGTGCCTGATGATTACAATAAGTTTGAGAGTGCTCTGACAAGAGACGGAAAGGGCGGTGCGGATAACAGACACGCTATCTATGAGAACTTGAAGGCTCAGAACTTTGATGTTCCATCAACTTATGAGCGTTTTTACTCTGCACTCTTTGAACCTCGAAGCAGGACTTCATCCAGAGCGAAGGGCGGTAGTGTTCCAATGAGTGCTGCTGACCGTGCTCGTTTCTCTGCTGGGGCAGCAGCTATCTCGGCTAGTGCTCAGCAGACAATGAACAATGCTGGAAGATACAACAGACTGAAACAACGAAAGCAGAAGCAGCAAAAGGATTTCGGTCGTGTGAACTTGGGTACACATCAGACTCCCTTCGGTGGTGATGCTAACAATGTGGTGAAGGATGATTTTGCTTACAATCCTGAGACTGGCAAGACTGGCGCATACGTTACCTCGGACAATGAGAATGTTTATTCTCTTCCTGAAGCTGAGCAGAAACAAGCTATCCTTGACCAGCAGAATAACGCTTATCAGCAAGCGGTAGATACAGGTGAGATACCATCTGTTTTAGATGTTCGTGATAAGAACGGCAACTATGACTTGCAGGAGAACATCGGCAAGAATGGAACCTACCTTACTGAGGAGGGTGCTCAAAAGCAGTTTGATAAGAAACTGGCTGATGCCTATGCCCGAAAGAAGGAGATTGAAGCTGCTATAGCGGAAGACCATCGTCTGCATGGCAATCCTCTTCTCTCTTATGGTGCTAGTATTGGCGCAAGTAACGGAAGAACTGCTGAGCAGAGTGACTATAGTAATAAGTTGGCAACCTCTCTTGCTTTGGTTAATGAGCAGATTGGTGCGCTTGAAGCGGTGAAGCAATATCCTACAAGTAGCTGGGGTGAGGACGCATTGAAGGCTCTTGACAATACAGCCTTTACTGCTAAGACTTGGGATTTCGGTCTGACTGACTTCGCTACCATGGGACAGATGGAGCGTATCAAGACAAAGATGGATAACAATATTCCTCTCTCTGGTTCTGATAAGATGCTCCTGAAGAGTAAACTGGGTGCGGATGCTGCTACGGCTCTCGAAGATGAGAAGATGGGTAACATCTATCGCTGGACGAAGATTGCAGGGCAGAGTCTCCCATTTATGGCTGACTTCTTCCTGACTGGCGGCTATGGTGGTATTACCAAGGGCATCAGTCGTGGAGCATTGAAGATTGCTGCCAAGCGTGGCATGGGCAAGGTGAGTGCTGCCATCTTGAAGAATACTGGAATCGTGGCTGGCGATGTTATCGGCTCGTATGCTATGGCTGGAACTGAGCAAGCGTTGAAGACTGGTGCTGACATCATGCAGCGACATCTTGGTAATCTGTATCAGGATGAGAAGGGTGATTATAAGTTTGGTACTTTCGATGAGAATGGAAATCTTCTGCATGAGGGTGGTGAGTCTATTGGTACTGCTCTCTATAAGGGTATGACCTCTGCTATGGTAGAGAACTATACTGAAAAACTCTTCGGTCACAACTATGGTATCAAGAAGGGTGCTGTCAACTTCATGGAGAAACATGGTATGAATGCTTCTGCTGAGTTCTTCAAGAATATCGGCAAGAGCGGATGGTACACCAATTCTAAAAAGTGGATGGAGAAGTTCGGCATCAATGGCTTCGGTGAAGAAGTGATGGAGGAAGAAATTGGCATTCCTCTTCATGCTCTATTGGATGGAGACAATAAGTTCTCTGACCTTCTTGATACTAAACAGCAACTTGACATCATCGGTGGTATGGCTATCTCTGTTGGTTCTATGTATGCGATGGGTGCTGGCTCCCGACCAGTAAAAGGTATCTACAATCGTGCTCAGTATTACCGATTCCGCAACAAGGTGAACGTGGCTGATAGTGATGCACAGAACCTTATGGGCGATAACTGGGCAGACATCAAGGATAAGATTGACAACGCTACCAACGAGCAGATGGGTGGTGTGCTGGCTGATATTCTCAGACATAGAGATACCATGACCAAGGAGCAGATTAATGCTGCTGTTAACTATGGTGTCAACCTGATGAAGATGCGTGGCTACAATATTGCCAAGACTGCTGAAATGAATGCAAGAGAGATTACCAATGAGCCTACAACACCTGAGGAGAAGCATCAGGCAGATATTGACAACGCTTATTCTGAGGGGCATGATGCTGATGATGCAGACAAGCATGATATTCAGATTCATCAAGAAGACCAGATGAAGACTCTTGCAGCAGTATTGGGTATCTCTGAGCAGCAGCTATCTGCCATGAGTGATGAGGAACTGGAATCCATGACTGGGCAGGATGATAAACTTGACCAAGCAATCTATGACTACCAGTTGTCTTCTGCCCGATACCAAGGTGTGGTTGATGATGCACAAGATAAGGTTGACCTTGCTGCACATCAGGCAGAGCAGAGAGTTGATATGTACACAGACCAGAGCCGTGGTTCTGTCCGTAACGCTACTATCAAAACATCAGGCGGCTTGGAAGACTATGGTGTTTATATTATCAGTGGTAATATTGCTACTCATGATGATGGCTCCATTGATGTAAGCAATAGCGATGATATGATTCTCTATTATGACCCGACAACCAATAGTGTTGAACATGCTGATGCGTTGATGTTCGCTGAACTGGGTGAAGAACTCCCTGCTGATGATGTGAAGGCTCAGGCGGTAGCTGATGCTAAAGAGAATGCTATCAAAGAAGTGGCTGGCATCATTGATGGAACCGTTGAAGTTGGCTCCCAGTTCAATGTGACTGATACTGATGGTACTGAACATACCTATGAGGTGTTGGCTGACTATGGTGATGGTACTGCTGCTATCTCTATAGATGGTAACGTGGTAGAGAATCCTTATTCGTTTGCAGACTTGCAGCAGATGAAAGACTTGGAAGACCAGAAGAGACTGGAAACTGCCAAGGCTGAGCGTGAGCAGATGGAGAAGGAACGTGCAGCCCAGCAGACTCAGGAGACTGAACAGACTCAGCCTTCATTTGATTTCAATCAGATACTTAATGATAATGGTAACGTGGTGCTCGTTGATGTGCTCGACAAGGATGGTAATACCAAATATCCTGACTCTAGATTGTTCCTCATTCGTGATGCTGGTGCTAAGGCTAAGGTAGTTGAGTTGAAGAGTGATGGCACTCTCGTTCCTCATGCTGTGAACAAAGAAGATGTGGCTACAATCTCTTCTATGTCACTTGACGAATACAAACAAGCTATGCCTGAATCCTCAATGATAGAGGATAATAGTGGAGAGAATAGAGGTGAGATAGAGGTGGAGACTCCGACAATAGAGGGCGAGACTGCTGCTCCTGCTGAGGAGACTGCTGCTCCTGAATCTGCTGAGACTCCTGCAACTGAACAGACTCCTGCTGCTCCTGCCATTACCCTTGAAGATGGAACCATCGTTCCTATGCTGGAGGATGGCAATCCTGACTTCTCGAAGCTGACAGCCGCACAGACTGCTGAGTTGTATGATACTCAGTTTGGTGAGGATGCAGATAGTATCGTATCTGGATATGTGTCTGATGCAAAGAAGGCACTCGACAAGGCTAGCAACATGACCGTAAAGGGTAAGACTTTCGTGGAACAGAAGGCTGCTAAGGATGCCAAGGAGAAGGCTATTGCTGATGCTCAGGCGGCTTATGACTCTGCTATCGCTATCCGTGATGCTTATAATGAGCGACAACTTGCCAAGGTGGAAGATACTGCTGAGGGTAGAAAGGAACTCATTGAGAAGGCAAGAAGAAAGTTCGCTCGCTTGAAGAGTGCTGTGAAGGACGATGCTGAGGCTGTATCACAACTCTATAGAGAAACTATCGGTTCTCTCCTTCATCGTCTGTATGATAGTACTGGAATTGACGTTACTGATACAACTCCGCTTACTGCTGAGGAGTATGTGGCTAGCAACCTCGGTGCTCACTCTCTCAACTATGAGGGAACAGAGACAAGTAAGGGTGTTAAGCAAGAGACTGGATTGAGCAGAGAAGACTTTGCCAAGACCCAGTTGCTCGCTGCTGATGGCAAGGGAACTACTATTGATGCGCTCGTTCACAGCCTATGGGAGAATCGTCCATCCAACCTTGAATCACTCGACACTCAGGATATTCGTAACGCACTTATCGGTGTACTCAATAGCGGTTTCAAGGCATCGGAAGCAAGGAATTTTGTTGAAAATATTCGCATTGCTCAGGCAGAGAACATACTTGAAGAGCAGAAACGTGCTCAGGAGAATGCAGCCTATGCTGAGCAGCACGAGGCTGAGCCAGAGGCCGAGTTGAAGGCGAAGTCGGATGAAAAGGCTGAGTTGAAGGCGAAGTCAGAGGCGATGTTGGATAATGAATTGGATAATAAATCTAATGATTTGGATAATGATTTGGATAATGAGAAGATAAATGACAATATAAATGATAATATAAATACTCTCACTCCTGAACAGCAGAAAGCTAAGGAAGATGGCGAGAAGTTAGGCTTCCCTGCTGTTGACAATGAAGGGGAACCTATCAATCAGTATATCATTGAACTTGCTAATTGGGCAAAGGAGCAAGGCTTGGAGATAGACCCTACATCTAAGTGGAATAACTATGCTGACTTGTTTATTATGTGTAAGGATGGATTTGGTGTCGGCACGCTGGTTCCTGATAGGGGTGAGTCTATCAATCAGGTAGTTTATTTCCCTGATAACGTGCAAGGCTTTGACCAACTATGGAAGCTGCATGAGGAGTTTAATGTTGGTCGTGACCTTAAACACTCTGCTGATATGGATAATGAGCAGACACAAGGTGCAACGTTCTATGATGCCGATACTGCTAGAGAGTTCAAAGAGTTTGTTGACAAGAAGGTAGAGGAACAGAATAAGGTGTTCGGTGAGCAGAGGTCTGAGGAAGACCTTCCTTTCTCTGCTAAGGAGAATGGCAAGCAGCAGACAACTGCTGAACGTGCTGCCGATGTAGATAAGAATAAGGTGGATGATATGAAGGTCGTTGACAATATCGTGGGCGAGAAGACTCGCAAGGCTTTCGAGAGATTGGCTAAGATGATGGGTGCTGACATTCAATGGCAGTACTCTGACAAGTTGGGCAACGGCTGGATTCAGGAGACCACGGATGCCGATGGCAACGTACATCGTACCATCTTCATCACTCTTGACTCTTCTATCACGGAAGGTGCTCAGTTTATCTTCGGTCACGAAATGACCCACCAAATCAAGAACCTGAATCCTGCTGCATACAATGAGTTGACTCAGCTTGTGCTTGATACCTATGGCTCTGATGCCTTCGACAAGGCGGTAGATGAGACCATGCAGAGATATTCTGATGCTGGATTCTCTGGACGTGCTAGAGATTACTATGCTGAGGAGGTTGTTGCTGATTCGGTAGGTGAAATGATTCGTGACTTGAACATTGCTCAAACTCTCGCTATGAAGATGTCTCATCCTCTGCTCGCTGCTATCCATGAGATATTGCAGAAGATTAAGTTGGCATTCTTTGGTACTGAGTATAGCGATGTGACCAAGAACATCATCCGCTCTATCGAACAAGCCTACGTGAAGACTGCCAAGGGTGAGGTGACAAACTCTGAGACTGGCGAAGATGTTTCATTCTCTCTCCGTCAAAAGCCTGAGCCTAAGAAGAAGGGTATCGGCTATAAGGTGTTTGTGCTCAAGGATGGCAAACTCTATCCACCAATGGTAGCGAACCCTGATGGTGCTGCTACTCCAGTGGGTGTATGGCTCGATGCTGATGCGGCTCCTATTGCAGGAGAAAGCAAGACTGGCAGACCTCAGGTTAAGCAGGGCGGCAAGGGAACACAAGGCGGTAGCGGTAAGCTAGCCTATAGACCAGGCTGGCATCTTGGTGTAGTGCCTTACGCTATCCAGTTCAACCGCAAGGATGCTGAGGGCAACAAGACTCTCTTCCCTAAGAACTTCGTCTTCGCTGAGGTGGAGTATGCTGCTGATGTAGATTATCAGGAGGAAGCTCGCCAAGAGGGTATCAATCCATCGGGCAAGTATCAGCATTCACTCGCTGGCTTGAAACATCTGCCTACTGATGGCTATTATATGTATCGTACCAACCCGAACCCTGAGACTGACCCTTGGGTGATTACTGGTGCGATGAAGGTGAACCGTATCTTAACCAGAGCAGAGCAAGCAGACTTAGTAAGCAAGGCTGGTCGTGAACCTCAGCAGATTCAGGAGGGCGATATTGTTACTGATGATGTTGTGAACAGCATCAATCAGGAGATAGCTGATGCTCCTAAGTTCTCGCTGAAGGTGTATCATGGTAGCGGTGCTGACTTCACAGAGTTTGACTTCGACCACATGGGCGAGGGTGCTGGCTCACAAGTATTCGGATGGGGTGGCTATGTTACTTCATCCAAAAAGATAGGAAAAAGCTATGCTACTCTGATGGATAATGACCCTTCTAAAGCATATTATCGCATTCAGCGTTCTAATGGTACAAGGTTCGCCAAGAAATATCCTACTCTCGAATCATTCCTGCATGGTGATAAGCAAATAGCCATGAATGACAAGTTTACAGAGCAGGAAAAGATTGACTTCTACAATGAAATGAAGAAGTTGGCTGAGCCATACCATAACCTCTATGAGGTGGATATTCCTGAGGATAATGGCAGCAACTATCTGGATTGGGATAAGCCTTTGAGTAAAAAGCAGCAGGATGCCATTCGTGAAGGGTTGGAGCATCTTGGTGTAGATATTAAGACGTTAGAAAGCAAAGGTCAGTCTTTAGAGAGAACTGGCGAAAATGTTTACAATAGTACTCTGTATATTGGGTTAACTGGAACAGAGTATGATTTGCCTGAAAAAACTAAAGGAATAAGCAAGTTCCTTTCTTCTGTTGGCTTTACTGGTATTAAGTACAAGGCTGGACGTAACTTCGGTGGTGCTAAAAAGGGCGATACCAACTATGTTGTCTTCAAGCCTGAGGATATGAGAATCACAGAGCACACCAAGTTCTCTCTCCGTTTGAAGTCTGCCATTGATGAGACTGAAACCAATCCATCTGATGCACAGAAGGAGAGCGGTAACTATAAGAAAGGACACATCAAGTTCGGTGGCTACGATTACACTATAGAAAATCCAAAGGGTTCAACTCGCTCAGGCAAGGATGCCGATGGCAAAGATTGGAAAGTAACCATGCACGATACCTATGGCTATATCCGTGGCAAGTTTGGCAAGGATGGTGACCATCTGGATATGTTTATCAATGACAAAGCAGACCTTGATAATTGGAATGGTGATGTGTTTGTCGTTGACCAAGTGAATCCTGATGGCTCGTTTGATGAACATAAAGTAATGTATGGCTATGACTCCATGGATGATGCCAAAAAGGCTTATCTCGCTAACTATAGCAAGGGATGGCAAGGTCTTGGAAATATTACTGGAGTAAGTAAGGATGAGTTCGACAAGTGGCTTGATACGAGCAACCGTAAGCTAAAGCCATTTAAAGACTATGCTAAGGTAAAGTTCTCGTTGAAGGATAATCAGGGGAATCCTCTGAATCAGGATGGTACTTTGAAGCTGGATAAGATTAAGTCCGTTGATGAATTGACGGATGAAGACTTCACTAGTGCCTTTCGTAATGTAGAGCTTCCTGCTATACCAAAGAATGTGGATGCTGCTATAGGAGCAAACGGAAAGCCAGTTGTTATCAAGAAGAATATTTTTGAGAAGAATTGGAATGCTCACAAGTTTACTCCTGCTGAAAGTAAAAAGGTATTGAATGATGCTTTATACAATACAGATTTGGTAGGGCATACACAGCCAACAAAGAAGCCTAACCATTGGGTTGCAATCAAGTTGGATGAAAAAAGTCCTATCACCGTGTTGGAAGTAAACGACAACAAGGATAATGTTGAAGTTGTTGGTTGGTATACACTTGATGAAAGAAATCTTGGGAGAATAAAAAGACAAGCTGAACGAAATGGCGGCGAACTCATTATGTTAACTCCTAAAGATGATAAGGTGGAAAGCCTTTCCACTCCTTCGCTCAGCTCTGCTGCAAAGATAGACAATTCTTCTGAAACTACCAAGGAAAATGGCGAAAAGTTTTCATTGAAGGACGAAAAAACTCTTGCAGGAGTGCATAACATATCAGAAGAGAAGCTGTTGAAGGCTATCAAACAAGGTGGTCTTGCCAATCCGTCTGTGGCAGTTATTGACTCTAGTAAGCAAGACCATAAGGCGTATGGTGGAATTTCCTTGATTCTGCCTTCCGATAAGATTGCTAAGAGAACTGGAAAGAATGCAGGTACTTGGCAAGGTGATGCTTATACTCCTACCTATCCGCAAGTAGAGAGACATATAAGCGATAAGGGTTCAGAGCAAGTAAACAAAGATGTGTTATCCGTTCCGAAGGAAATGCAACATGAAGTAAGAAATGGTATCTACCGATGGCTAGATGGGGACGCCAATTCAGGTTTGAAGTATCTCTTCCTTCATGAGAAGGGCAACGCTCCTAAAATGGCAGAATTACAACATAAATATAGCGATAAGGTCTATAATGACCTGAAATCTATCACATCAGGGAACTTTGACATCAGTAGTATTGGCAAGGCTGATGCTCAGAAGGTCTTGGATATGTATATTGATAATGTTTTCGGTGGTGACAGAGCAGCTTATGAGGAAAAGCAAAAATATCGTATTACAAGGTATAAAAAACAAGTTGCTGAAGGTGAGAAGAATCCTTTCTTGTTAGCTAGAGCAAAAAATGCCTTGGAACAATATGACAAATATGGCTTTTATTTCGATAAAGTTCAGGATTTTGTTCGCAATGTAGAACGTGACCATCGTATGACAGGAGTTGACACGAATGCTACGCTTAATGAGGTTGAAGACTACATTAAGACTAATAACCTGACAGATGAGTTCAATACTTGGCTGGAAGGTAAGGAAAAGGAATATGGCGTTAAGGAGGTAATCTTTGATGGCTTTACTCCTAGCGGCAATCGCAGATATGTGTCAAACACCTTGGAGAATGTTTCCAAGATAATGAAGAAACAAGGTCGAAATGGTGCAACTGGTTCGGCTGTATCTTTCCAGAACTTTGCTGCAAGGTTGATGCCTTCTTATGGAACATTGAAGGATATTCGCTCCAAGAAAGGCTTGCTGACTTCTGACCGTGAGGAATTTGACAAATTCAGAGATAAGTGGTCGGGTGTGTTCTATGAACTTGGCATGAAGTGCCAGCCTGATGCAACTGGTACTTTTGACGATTATGGTTTGGCAAGACTCTCTGAGGCTGCAATGACAAGCGACCCACAAGCATATTTGAAGAAGGAGTATAACGTGGACTTCTCTGATGCGGACACTAAACGTTTGAAGGAAATGGTTAAGGCTATCAAGGAAGAGTCTCCTGCCATGTACTTTGAGACTAAGTTTGAACGTCCAGTTAGATTTGATGAGTTCTCTGCTGCTGTTGTTCCTACTACTACCAAGAAAGAGGTGAAGGAGGCATTGAAGAATGCTGGTGTATCAATCTTTGAGTATGACGAAAAGAGCGATGAAGACCGCAGTCGTGCCTTCAATGAAGCTATCAATAGTAGCGACAATATCCGATTCTCTCTCGCTGGCGAGCGTGGTGCGGCTGCTGCTGACAAGGCAGAGGAGCGTACTACTCGTATGGATAACCTCTCCGTGGCTCGCAAGATGGAAGAGGAGAAGAAGGATGCCAAGGCTATCAAGATGGCTACTGGCTGGGAGCGAGGTGCTGATGGCAAGTGGAGATACGAAATGCCTGATGCCAAGATAAAGGACACGATGGACGTAGGCGGTGGACAAATCGTTAAGCGTTACGAGGATGATATGCTCTGGAATGGCGGTAAACTATCTGATGTGATTGATGCACCTGAATTATTTAAGGCTTATCCCCAGTTGAAAGATGTGCGTATTGAAACGGATGCCATTATGAACGATATGCCTTCAAATGGTGAATATAATTCAAAAACCAACACCATAACCATCCATGCTGATGAGTTGAAATATATGAATGGCATATTGAATCACGAGATTCAGCACGCTATTCAAGGTATTGAGGGATTTGCCACTGGAGGTAGTCCTACAACTATTAGAGGTGAAGTCAAGAAGAGGTTTAATGAGGTCACCAAACAGATTAAGCAGCTACGAGCAGAAGGTAAGGAAGATGAGGCGAAGGCTCTCATAGAGAAGAACAGAGGTCTTTATAATGCCTACATGAAGAATGATGATTTCAATAGCTACAAGTCACTTGCTGGCGAGGTTGAAGCTCGCAACGTGTCTGCCCGATTGAACATGACTCCTGAGGAGAGAAGAAAGATTCTCGCTGAATCTACTGAGGACGTGGCTCGTAAAGACCAGATTATCTTGGGTGTTGGCGATGTGTCCTTCTCTCTCCGTGATATGGCTGACGGAAAGGAGAGTGGTGCGGCTGATATGGCTGAGGACTTGAAGAGTCTGAACACTCCTGATGAGGTGGATGATGCTATCAAGACTGCCATTGATGATATGCCGAGCGGCTGGCAGATGGCAAACAAGAAGATGATTCATATTGCTCAGGCTCTGGGCGAGAACCGCAAGGCAGAGATTGCTGGCGAGGAACCTAAGTTCTCCCTGAAGGATGGCTCACTCATTAAGGCTGGAACATACTTTAGCGGTGGTGGTCTTGTTGAGGAAGGCTTGAAGGGCATCATCGACCCAGTGGTAGCCGTGGAGTATGACGAGAAGATAAGCGGTGTATATCGCAACAACTTCGGGCAGCACATCGTTACTGCTGATGTTCGTGATGTTGACCCTAAGGAGTTGGTGAAGCAGATAGATGGCGAGGTGGAGTACTTCCATGCTAGCCCAGTCTGCAAGAACTACTCTCAGGCGAAGAGTAATCACGCTGAGGTAGAACTTGACAAGGAGACTGCTGCAAGTACTGCCGAGTTCATCAATGCCGTAAAGCCAAAGGTGGTGACCATTGAGAATGTGAAGGGGTATAAGGATTCAGATGCCATGAAGATAATTACCGATGCTCTGGATGCCAACGGCTATACTTGGGATGCAGATGTGTATAACGCTGCTGACTATGGCGGCTACACCAACCGAGAGAGATTGATTGTCCGTGCGGTTCGTGACGGCAAACTCCCTGAAAAGCCAAAGAAGATGGCACACAAGAGCGGATGGTATGAAGCTGTGGCTGATATTATCCCGACCCTGACCGAGAAGAAGAATGGCGTGGCTCCTTGGATGGATATTCGCTTGAAGGCTGATGGCATTGACTGGAGAAACATTGACAAGCCATTATATGTGATGGGTAGTGCCTACGCAGACGGAAAGGTTCCTCATGCCTTTGCTGATGAACTTCTGCCAACGCTCAGGACAAAAAGCGGTGATGTGATTGTGATGCCTGACGGCAAGGTATATCGTGCCATGGGTAGAGTGCTCGCAAGAGTATCAGGAGTGAGCGATGATTACAAGATGCCATTCTCCGAGAATCTGAGCCATACCATCATCGGCAACGGAATCCCTACCCAGTTGACGGAACATGTTATTGCTCCTCTGCTTACTGGCTCTGACCCTAAGTTTAGCATCCGTACCTATCATGGTACTGGTGCTAGCTTTGACAAGTTTGATTTGTCTCATGCCTTGGAAGGCGAGGGAAGTGAAACATTTGGACATGGAGTATATGTTACAAACTCTAGCAAGATTGGACGTGAGTATGCCCAGAGAGCCAAGCAGAGAAAGATGGAAGACCTCTATAAAAATATGCGCTACCCTGATGGGGTGAAGGGCGATATTTTCAAGAGAAGAGTCTTTGGTGAAATGGTGAACGATGTGGCTACTGGCGGTAGTGTGGCAAGTGCCAAGGAGTTTGCCAAGAAACGTGTCGGTGCTGATGCCAACGATATTCAGCGTACCCTTGAAAACTTGAAGGATAGAGAGAAGGGAACAGAATACGAGCAGAACTTGAAGGATAGACTTGCAGAGTATAAGGAAGGTTTGAAGTGGATTGATTCCCTTGATGAGGACTATCTGACTCAGGGAAATGCCAACCGTTATGATGTGGATATTCCTGATGATAATGGCAGCAACTATCTTGGATGGAATGAGTCTCAAAACTTCCCATTGGAAAAATGGTACAGACTATGGGAAATAACTCATGAAGGATTTAATGAAAACGAGTATTTCAAAGATGGTGGAGCGAGATATGATATAGATAGGATTGAGCGTATCACCCAAATGAAACTTGAATCGCCAGAAAATGGTATGCAGAAACTTCCTACATTAAAAGGTGAAGAACTTTATCATGCTTTGGAAGACTTCTTCAACCGTGAAAGACCTTCGTATGGTGCAGAATTAGCATCAAGGGCTTTGAGTGAAATAGGTTTTGTCGGCATCAAGTACCCTGCTGGTCTTATTCATGGCGGTGCTGAGGAAGGTGATTACAACTACGTGATATTCGATGAGAACAATGCCAATATCGTGGGTAATACCCGATTCTCCTTGCGCTATGACCAGTTTGAGCATGACCTGAACCAGTGGAAGAAGGATAATAATCTGCCTAAGGATGCTCAGAGGCCAACCATCCCACAACGCAACGCTGGTGAGAGTGCTGTTGACTTCCTGAGGAGAGTGGACGAGTACCGCAAACAGATGGCTCTGTGGAAGACTGCTCCAACCTACGAGCAGCATCTTCTGAGTGATGATACTGCCCTTGGAGAGTTCAACCGAGAGTTGCAGAAGGGTTCTGTGCTCAAACGTATCGCCTTCCAAGATAGTATGCTGGCTATCCGCAAGGCTCAGGAAGCTATCATGAAGGAAGTGGGTGTTGACCGCCTGAACATGGCTGAGGATGCCTATACTGCCGAGAACCGCAGTCATGGCAAGGGAAAGAACGAGTTTGAGGAGTACAATAATGAGTTCTTGCAGCCATTGAGAAAGGCTTATCATCAGATGAAGAAGATACTGGGTGACAGCTATGATAATGTCCGTATCTACATGATGGCTAAGCATGGTTTGGAGCGTGATGCACAGATGGCTTTCAAGAAGTCTCTGGAAGCTGACTATGAGGACGTGGCTCAGAGAAGTGCTGCATACAAGGCTTACAAGGGCGATATGAACCGTATCATTAATGATAGCGACCTAGAGTTTGGCAGAGTAGACTTCAATACTTGGAGACAGAGAGACAATGCACTCAGGGCGAAATATTCTCCATCTTATATGGACTATCGCTACGACAAGAATGGTATCGCCTACGATTACTCAGGCTTGTCGGCTCTCTTCGGTGGTTCTGACTTTGAGGAAGCTGCCCATAAACTGGTAAGGGATATTGAGAGTAGTCACGTAGCTGAGGTGCAAGACCTCTGGAATGCTACGAATACGGCTACAAAGAAGATTCTCCGTGATGGCTATAAGGCTGGCATGATGAGCAAAGATACTTATCAGTATGTGCGAGATATGTATAGCCATTATATTCCTCTCCGTGGCTGGGATGGTACTACTGCCGACCAAGTATGGGACTATATCGGTGGTGGCAAGGGTGCGTTCAATCAGACCTTGAAGACGGCACACGGACGAACCTCTATTGCTGATGACCCTATCGCATACATCGAGAATATGGCAGAGAGTGGAATCCTGCTGAACAACAAGAACTGGGTGAAGCAACACCTGATGCTCTTGGCTCAGAATCATCCAACTTCTTTGCTGACCCTGAGCAAGGCTTGGTACGTGAAGAGTACGGATGCCAATGGAAATGAAGAGTGGATTCCTGCTACACCTCAGATTACTTCTCAGATGGATAGCAATCAGGTGAAGACTGCCATTGATGCTTTCGAGAAGAAGATGGAGAAGATGGCTCAGACTGGCGATGCTACTCAGAAGAGAGACGGATTGAACATAGCCTATCCTCAGACTCACAGCGAGGAGAGAGAACATGAGGTGCGAGTGATGAAGGATGGCGAGGAGTACGTTATCTATGTGAATGGTGACCCTCAGTTGGCTCAGGCGATGAATAATACCAGAGCACACCGAGTAAGAGAGATTCAGAGCGGCAAACTGGATAGGGCTGCTGCTTGGTTGGGTAGAAAGATGGCTGCTGCCTATACAAGTCTTTCACCTCTCTTCATCCCTTCCAACTACTTCCGAGACCTGACCATGACGCTGGCATCTACCGCTATTCGTGAGGATGCAAAGTACAACTATCTGCTCAGAAAGAATCTCGCAACCTCTTGGAATCTCGGATTCATGCTGAAAGATTATCAGAACGGAAAGTTAAGGGAGAAGGTAAGCAACGGAAACGCTACTCCAAAGGAACAGATGTTATATGACTTCATGATGAATGGTGGCGAGACTGGCTTTGTCTCTTCGCTTGATGTGGAAGACTTGAAGAAGAAATTCAAGAATGACTTGAAGGATTTGGATAGATGGAAGGCGAACCCAGTAAAGGTAGGGCACACCATCATGGATGGCATTGAGTTCCTGAACAGAGCAATCGAGGATAGTAACCGATTTGCGGTTTACATGACCTCTATTCAGTATGGACGTTCCATTGATGAGGCTGTGAATGATGCCAAGGACGTGACCCTGAACTTCAACCGCAAGGGTACTGGCGAATATGGCTGGCAGATGATTAGAAATCTCTATCTCTTCATCAACCCAGCAGTACAGAGTTTGCAGACATTGGGTGCGCTTGCCAAGCATCATCCTTTCAAGTTCACGGCTGTTACTGCATCATGGTTGGCGAGTGGCGTGCTGGTTCCTATCGTCAACGCTGCCCTGATGAGTCTGTTGGGCGGTGATGATGATAAGGATAAGTACTGGCAGTTCACCAAGTGGGATAGACGAAACAACCTTATCATGTGGGTTCCGTTTACTCATGAGTATGTGAAGATTCCGCTTGCTCAGGAGTTCCGTGCCTTCTATGGAGTAGGCGATATGATTGCATCCAAGATGATGGGTGGCGAGTTGGCTGAGGAGAGTTGGAGCCAGTATGCAGAAGACTTGCTCGGTCAGGTGGTTGATATGCTTCCGCTCGACCCTACTGGATATGACGGAAATATTGCGGTCAGTCTGATGCCGAATGCTATTCGCCCAGTCTTTGAGTTGGCTTTCAATGTTGACTTCACTGGTAAGCCATTATTCAAGGAGACTGAGTACAACAAGTATGACCCTAACTTTACCAAGGCATACGTGGGCACTCCTGATTGGTTGGTTCGTGCATCTAAGATGGTTAACTCAATCGGAAACGACTATCCTGATGTGCAGCAGAATAGCATAGATGCTTTCGGTGACCCAAGATACAATCTGAATAACCCTGCCGTGGTTGACCATGTATTGTCTTCTTATCTCGGTGGTGCTTACACCATGGGCAGTCAGGTGCTCGGTGTACTTACCAAGTCACTCAATGACCCGAAGGAAATCAAGGTGGCTGATATTCCATTGGTAAGCAAGTTCGTCAGCAATCCTGATGATAGACCAGTTGCTAAGAAACAAGGTGATGAGTTCTGGAATATGAAGGAGAACCACGACCGTGCAGCCAATACCCTGAGCAAGTTGAAGAAACAAGCCAAGGTGGATGGCGATTACTCTATGCTGGAGCGGTTCTACGGCTCTGAGGAGTATAAGCAGTACAAGCAGGATGATGTGAAGGTGAAGAAGTATGAGGAAGACAAGAAGAAGGAACGTGCTGAGGAGAGTGGGGAGGAGTATAGACCTCACAAGTTGAATGCCGAGGATATATACAAGGCTCATGCTACTCCGAAGGATGATTTCGAGGACTTGAAGCTGAAACAACTCTACACTAAGCTGAACGGATTCAAGACTTCCTATGACCTCTTGGTTGATACGGCTCCTAGCCAGAGCGAAGGCTACTATAAGACCAATAAGGCTGCTATTGATGCCATTGACGAGATTTCCATTGATAAACAGGAAATATCCGAATTGAAGAAAGGTTTCTTGGATGATGGAAAGGATGCCTACAACGCTGAGGACATGAAACAGATTCGTGACCTGAGAAAGAAGGTTCTTGCCGTGCTGGAGAAGGCTAACAAGGTAGTTGTGGCTAACCAGAAGGCGAAGGCTGAGAAGTAATACATATATGACTATCCCCTGAAAGTGCTAGGCTTTCGGGGGATAATTGCTTTCAATCTGAAACTTATCGCCTCTATTTCTTGTGCGAATCTAACAATCTGTAAATATTTATAAAGTTTAACTTTTAAAGTTTTGTATAAATGTAGCTGCTCCCTAGTTTCTTATTATATTTGCTACGTCTAAGAATTTTTGATTAAATCAGCAAAAGAATCTCAAACATATAAACTTAAAAAACAATGGCTTATGAGACAAGAAGAAGACGAAGACCTACGAGTCAAGAAATTAATTGGAGAGATTACGAAACTTCTCCCTGAACGCAGTAAAATCAAAACAGATTTACTCTATTTCAAGTATGCGCCTATATTGGTCATGCTTTTCAGATGGTATGGTATATCTCAGTTCTATGACAACAAGATGGAGATAACACTATGGTACGAAGAGAATGAGGAACCTATCTGGTTCTTCTACTTCATCACTTACATTCTTTACCCGATTTCTCTTTGGAAAGGTCAGGTACTGCACAGATTGTGTGTAGAGTGGTGAATCCCGATTCTCTATATTGCAGGAGTCAATGTGATTCACGTCATGTTTGGTTCCATCGTTATCACGAATCAGATGTACTATTGTGATATGTTCCTGATTACACTCATTTTAATTTTATATGCTTATGTCGCAATTAGTAAATTACAGCATCATCGAAGCTGGACTTCGTGCTCTCGCAGATAAGGCACATGAATCAGCAGTTGCCCAAGCAGAGGGCAAACCTATCCCTTGCGGTCTGTCGGAAGGAGATATGGAACTTGTGGCACTTCTTACTGCCATGATGAATGATACCCAAGCCAACAAGGGATGGTGTGCTCACGAAATGGGCAAGTCTATCTCATCATTTGAGAAGTATGTTCACGATGGCAAGATACCTGAAGGCATCCATGACCAGTTCGGGCATGAGAAGAAGTGGAATAAGTCGCTTATCCGATACTTTGCCAACAAGAAGGCTTTCTTCCACAAGCTATCACGAAAATACGGCATCCACCTTTAGCAATCGCTACACAATATATATAGGAGAGACGCAATCGCCCCTCCTGTATATTTACGACCTTTTCCGTAACCATAAATCTTTGCTCATCAAACACTTATACAATCTTTTACGAGTTTATCTATCTCTATCCATATTATTCGTATCTTTGTGCTCGTAACGTTACGTAGTATTAATCAATTAATGTTTAACAAAAGATTCAGGATAATATGGAAAGTAAAACGTATGTATTCGGAAATGAAGGCTCCACATCTAATGGGATGCTCGGTCTTCTTGCGCCTCTGCTCCAGAAGCAGGGCGTTGACCCTAATGTCCTTCTTGCCATGAAGGGAAACAATGGTTTCGGTGGCGAAGGTGGATGGTTCATGTGGGTAATCTTCCTTTTCTTCCTCATGGGTTGGGGAGGTAACGGCTGGGGAGGTTTCGGCAATAATGGTCGTGGTGGTCTCGCAAACGAGATTAACAACGACTATGGTCGTGGTCTCCTGATGGATGCCATTGGCGGCAACCGCAATGCGCTCAGCAATCTCGCTACCCAGTTGAACTGCACCGAAGGTCAGATTCAGAGTGCCATTTCTGCCTTGACTTCTCAGGTTCAGAGTGTAGGTAATCAGGTTGGTATGAGCGGTATGCAGACTATCAACGCTTTGCAGCAGGGTAATATGCAGATTGCTCAGCAGATTGCCAACTGCTGCTGTGAGAACCGCTTGGCTATCTGCCAGCAGACTGGAACCTTGCAGAATGCCATCAACAACGTTGCTGTAGGTCAGGAGCGTGGTTTCTCTAACGTAGCTTACGAGACTCAGAGACAGACTTGTGATTTGCACAACGCTATCAAGGAGAGTACTCAGACTATCGTTGATGGTCAGAAGCAAGCTGAGTTCAGGGAAATGCAGAATAAGATTGATGCTCTTCGTGAAGAGAACAGCACATTCAAGTCTTCTGCTATGACCTCTCAGATTGTTGGTCAGGCGGTGGCTCCTATCAATCAGGTATTGGCTGGCTTGCAGAACGAGGTGGCTGGTATCAAGTGTAAGTTGCCTGAGACCGTGACCACTCCTTATAGCCCATTTACTGCGGTTCCTAACTGCGTGGCTTATCAGGCTGGCTTGTATGGTTTGAATGCTGCTAACAATGCAGGATTCTGGGGTTAATAAGGAAAGGAGGCTGCTATGTTTTGGTTAAGACCATTTACATGGGTGAATCGTAATGGTTCGGCAGCTATCGCTTCTACGGGCGTGGTGGTGAACACCAACAATGTTGTTTTCTCGTTCAAAAACCACGCCTTCGTGAATGCCAACTATAGGGGTACGATTTTCGTTAACCTGATGCAGGCTATTCCGACTGGAACGACTGGTACGCTGCCTATCCTTTTCGAGACCAACGGAGCGACACAGGCTGTGACCAAGTATAATGGCGCACCATTGACGGTTGCAGACGTGCAGGGAACTGGTGTTTATCAGTTCTGGTTTGAGAGAGATACTAACACCCTACAGATGATGTCGGGTATTGTTTAACAAGAATAGATAATAGGAGATTACATTATGTTTCAAGGACTACGAACAAATTCTTTATTCTATGTGCTCGATAAGGGTGAAAACCCGAACTTGCGAATCGGTCAGGTGGTTTCAGTAAGCAATCCTCAGACGAAATACCCTACCTTTAACAACGGCTTTACTCCTCAACCTATGGAGACCGTAGTGGACGTAAGGGTGAAGCTGGGTGACGAGGAAGTGGATTTCAAGCAACTACCAGCAAACGGACAGATAGCCAACGACAAGAACCTTGTGGTTAGCGACAACAAGGATGCCATGAGTGCCGAGGTGGATGCTATGCTGAGACAATCCAAGGCGATACTGGAGAGCGTAGATTACAACAAGAGGGTAGTAGAATCTTGTGAGGGAATGCTACAGCAACTCAACCCCCAGATAGCCAAGGAGAAGGAACAGACCGAGAAAATCAATAAACTGGAAGGTAAGGTTTCAGGTATTGAGGGCAAGATTGACAAGATGATGGGATGGCTCCAGCAGACCATGAGCAAGTAATCTCCTACCTATTTATTCATTTAATATCTTATGATTATGGTAATGATTGAGATTACAGAAGATAAGTTCGATGATTTGTATGACAACATCGAGTCTATGCTTGGTTTTGGCAGCAAGGCTATGTCTTGTCTGAAAAAGATGAAGCAGGAGCGTATGGGTGAGCGTATGCCTGATTATCGTGACGATTGGAGAAGAGAGCGTGAGGAACGTGAAGAGCGTGAGAACAGACGTAGATTCAACAACGTCAACGATGATTGGAACTACCCGAATCGCTATGGTGAAAGAGGTGGTGGCGGCTACAATGGTGGCGGTCGCTAGTGTTTAACTTGGGAGTTTTGGTAGCGGCATTCATGTCGGAACCAGACTCCCTTTAATATTCAGTAATATGGGAAAATGCAGAATGCCATTGGATATGTATGACCTCAAACCTGAGGGAATGGTTTCTTATCTCAGATACAATGGCTATCATTTCAGTAAAAAAATGTGCGAATGGGCGGTTAAGCAGATGTATAAGTATGACCCTTCTACCAAGCGTGATGTAGGAATCTCGTTTTGGGATAAGGAGAAGGTGGATGCCTTGCTGCTTGGTCAGGGAATTGAGGTGAAGAATAAGATAGGCTACGACCATGTGTATGTGGCGAACATGGCTAGGGCAGACTTCTATAAGTCTTCCATCAAGGATGAGGAGCAGCTAGCCCAATTCATTAAGGATATGGTGGATGATGCCGACCAGAAGGATGGTTTCATCTTCAACCGATTCTATGCCGACTGCTGCCACAACGGTGTGCCTATCCCTTGGGAAGATGTGCTATGATAAGAAGGGTAATACAACTTCCGAAGTACGATTGGAGCATAGTATGTTTCATAGGTTATCAGCCACCTGATGCCGATGAGATATGCCATGCTCTTTCGGATATTGGCTGCAACGGAAATCCGTTATCGGAAGCATATAAGCATCTGTCTTTATCGAGTGGAGATAGGGGGCTTACCTATTCCAACCTAGCAGGAAGAAGGAGTGTGCTTGCCATAGGGGAGTGTGAATCTGATGGCAGCATCATTAATACAATAGGTCATGAGCTTCTGCATATTGTAGCGCATATCTGTGAGCAGGATGGGATAGATATGCTGAGCGAGGAACCATGTTATATGATGGGGAGTCTGTGCGAGAAGTTCTTTGATGTTTCGAGGTTCAATGTTTAATATTCTGTAAAAAACAATGTCCTCAGGTTAAACCTATTGATATTTTTAATACCTTTGTTGACATATTTTTCACTTTAAACTATACGCTTATGAAAAAGTCTATTATGACGGACAAGGAACGTATTACCGAATTGGAACTTCAATTAAGGGAGAAGGATGGTATTATTAAGGCATTGCAAGATGCTTTTGACAAACAACTTGATATTATCAAAATGTTGAGAGACAGAATTGATGAAATGACTCCTGATGATATAGCATAAGAGAAGGGTGAATCTTTCGACTCACCCTTCTTCTTTATCTGTATTGTTTACTCACCATACTTTGGTTCCTCATACACCAAGTTATGCTCATCTAGCATTATTGATATTGTGCATTTTGCCAATTTCCTTTTGTCTCTGAATAATATTCATCTTCATCAGTTAATTTCATTTCTTTTAAGAATTTATTTGCAATTCTCCTAAATCCCTCATTGCCTGGATGTGATGCAACACCTCCACTAGTGATTATTTCATATTCAGAAGTGTACGTCAAAGTGCCTTCTGCTAGAGAATATGCTGTAACATCCAATGTAGAATTATAAGAATTTCCACCAACTGTAAAAGTAATAGTGATATTCTTTATATTGTCAGTAGATGAATTTTCAACAACATTTGTTACATCTGCAATAGTTCTTTGTACAGAACCCTTCTTTTGTATATTTCCAATTTTACTATTAGCATCAGAACCAAGTAAGTTTTGAAATGAGATAAACTTGCATCCCGTTTTATTACAAGCATTCTGTATAGCCTTGTATTTATCGTCAGAACCATACCACATACCCATCCATACAATTCTTGCTTTTGGACATTTAAATCTTAGAGCCTTACATAAAGCAAGTGAACTTTTTGGAAATACTGCACGCTTTTCATCAGTATTAACATTATCTCCAATCTGAATAGAAATCATTGTTTCATCTCCTATTAAGACATCAATCGTTTTCTTAACTGCCTCATCTATTTCACCCTCAGATGTAAGATTTTCAATATTTACACCTGATATTTTTTTAGCCGTATATTCTGGATTTAATGTCTTTATAAATTCTGTTATTAAATGGAAATAATCATGTTCACTGTCTGATGCAGCCATTCCATATCCAGAACCCATTAAAAGAGAATTACCATACATAACACCTTTAGATGGCACAATAGGCAAAGCTGTTAATGTTCCATCATCTTGAACTGATAGCTCAAACTTATTTCCTGAAGGACTTATAAGTTCTGTGTCAGAGCCTTCAAGATTAGATACAGTCTCATTCAGTACTGCTATTTTAGTTGCTGCATCTTCAAAAAGTTCCTTTGCATTATTTCCATTTAAACCCTTTACACTTTCTAGATTTTCATATACTTCAAAATCTGTAATTCTCCAACTTACAGTTCCTTCGCTTGTGCCAGCAGAAATAGATAACCACACTCCGAACTCAGTCCATCCTTTATAAACAGTGTAGTATGCAGGGTCAAATGACAGATGAACTTCATCACCATTTTTATAACTCTTTAAAGGGACACATTTATCTGCTACATAATCTGTTCTTCCATCTGATAGCCAAACACTTACATAATCAGTTGCGCCTTGCCCTAAAAGAGCAGGAGTCAAGCATTCTAGTTTAAACTTTATATGAACATAATTTTTCCCACTTGGAATGAAAGGCGGCTTTGTGTAACTCCACGTTGAACCTTTAGATTTGGTAGTAATTTCAAAAGAGTTTTCTGTCTTATTTGACACATTGAAGTTGTCTTTTGTAGTAAGGTATATATTCTTATCTCCATTACGAATACTAAGAACATTAAACTTGTTACTAAGAACATTAGATTGTCTGAGATACATAATTGGACCTACATGCTCTGAATATATACTATTTAAATGGTAGCAAGGGGTCATTGCATTAACATTTTCTGTCCATTTATCCCAATCAACTACAATAGATATTTTACCAGAGTCTCCAACTGAAGTACTAAATGCTTTATCGAGAGCATATTGTACTCCAGCTTTAGTGTTATCAAATCCAACGCCAAAAGAGATAAAGCTTTGTATATAGTGCCCATTTTCATCAACAGCATAAAATCCTACGCTTCTTCCATCCTCTGACGGTGAACCATGGATGGTAACTAATGCGTAAGTATACTTAGGCTCTTTATCCCATATAATCTCCAAGTCAAGCAAAAAATCTTGAATCTGTTTAATATATGGATTTGATACACACTTTGCCATGTCATATATAGATATTCTACTTTGCTTATTATTAATAATTTGTATCAATGTATCATCCACTAATGCCAATGTATTATCCACTGATGCTTTATTAACTAAATAATAAGTAGGAACAACCACAATTTTAAAATTAGATATTTTCCATTTAGCACCAGCGTTTCCTTGAATCCAAATATATAATCCATCCGCATACATAACGCTTGATAATGCAAAATCAACCGAGACAAAAGCCGAAGAATTTATAGATTTAATAACTCTATTTTCCCCTTGAATGTATGCAGTTCCGTTGGCTACAAATAAGCTCAGATTAGAACTATCTTCAAGTAACTTTTCAGCGTCAAAGGTAATTAATATTCTTAGCTTAGAATAATTATCTAATGATTCAAACTCTTCGCGAGTTCCTACATGAATAGGAATCCATTGTGCCGAGGTTCTTGTGTTATGAAAAATAAAAGAATTTAATTCCTTATTTTCAACCAATGATGATATGATAATACTATCATCTATAACCTTTATTGGTTTAGCTACTGGTAAAATACTACCATTAAGATTTTCTATACTATTATTGAAATACTCTATGTTTCTCTCTACACTTCCATTGAGACTCTCTATGCTTTCTCCAAAATAACTTTCTATTGATGAAAGTGGAACTATATATGGAACTTGTCCAGCCGTTTTAGCAGCACACATTCTAATATAGTTTACACCAGCTGGAATCTCAATATTACAACCTTTCCCATTATGTGCGTTTCCTAAAAATACTGGGTTATCGTATGATTTATCTGCATAGCCCCATACATTTCCTTTCCACTTAGTATAATTGAAATCTCCATAACATCTGTACTTGTCTCCCTTTTTTACAGGGATAATACCTGACATATATCCAACATATGTAGCATTATTACTTAGACTACCGTTCGTAAGAAATTGGTCTGTCTCAGTTAAGTTCTGAAACAGGCTATTTCCATAAGTACATAGGTGATTGATAGTAGTAGCATTATTCTCAGTAGTCCTTAAAATACTAATAAGTCCCCAATGTTCGCTCTTACAATAAGAAGATATGAACGACGGAGAATAAACATCAAAGTCTGAAGTTAATGCACTACTATCTACAGCAATGCTAATCTTAGCATTCCAGCCATCAAAGGAAATTTCTTTATCTAATATGAAAAGAAGCTTTCTTTCAGTTGTTTTAAAATCAATTGTAAGCGGCTTACTAGCATTAATGAATGCTCCTTTTTCATCTACTTCATAAAAATTAATATGAATATCATTTTTCCCAGAAAAATAGAAAGAGACTGGAGCAAAATTTCTTGGACTATCTGATATTATCTCAAGGTCAAGTATAACATCCTCTATTACTGAATACTTTCCTCCCTTACTACAAATGTCAGCATCTAATATAGGATGTTTTTTCCATCTATGTAGTATAGAATTTCTTGTAGCCAATTGACTCATAACTTTATTCTCAGCTTCACCTGATACCTGAACAATGGATGTTTTATCAATCTTAGAACCTTGAAGTTCATCAACTGCACTTTGAATATTGACTGCGGTGAGTTGAGAATTTGCATTATCATAAGTCACGGCAGTTGCCTGACTTGCACCACCAGTGGCGGCTATTTTCTTAATAGAATCCTCCAATTGATGAGTCTTCTCACCAATCTGTTGTAGGTTCTCTGTGTCTCCATCAAGGAAAATCTGCTTGGCTGCTCCCAATTTTCCCTTCTTGGTCTTGGCTTGAAGCTCGTCTGTTAAATTTATACTCATATTATATAATCTTTATACGTTTATGATATTACTAAATTCCATGTAGCTGCGGTGAGAGGATTGGCGGTTCTGTATGCCTTGAAACTGCCTAGATTATTTGTGATAGTCTGAGGAGCAGCAAGGGTTACATCGAATCCTGCACTGGTTACACGGCTGATTGAGAGATAACTAGGTACTACTAGCCAGATGTAATCATTATCCTTGGTAGTTACTTTTGGGTTGAATGATACTCCTGTAGCTGATACCTTGTTGAGCGTATTGAGGATTTCAGCTGTCATGGTGGCTGCTGGGTTTCCTCCAAAGTAGCAGAGATAACGATTCTGTGATGTGCTCTTGCCAGTTCTACCCTGCTTAGTTACTGCAAAATTGAAGATTTCTCTTGCTCCTTCGATTGGGGTAGATAGAGTCCCACCAGATGATGGAGTCTCTGAGATATTCTTTGGGACATTATCGTTAATCTGCTTGCTGATGATTGACGTATCAGGCACAAGTGGCTTGTTGTCGCTTGAAACAGAATAGCGAACCTCTGTCTGCATCGTACTTACATTCGTGGTGATTGTAAATCCTAATATGATAGGATAAACCGTATCATTCAGCTTGGCTAGATTCTCGTCAACGTTCTGAATGGTTTTCACCAAATCTTCAGGAAGACCAGTGGCTGCATTGATAGCCTGACGAAGCTCTGGGTCTAATTTTTCCACACCGATAGTATTGTCTTTCAACTTGTCTTTGGTGATGGAGTTCTCTGCCAACTTCTCATCGGTGATACTTCCATCTTCAAGTTTCTCGTTGCTGACAGAACCATCTTGCATGTTGGTGTTGCCAACAGAATCTACAGCCAGCTTTTCGTTGGTGATAGCACCATCCTTGATTTGCTGAGTCTCCAACTTGTCCGTAGTGTTGACTTTTTTGTCGAGCGATTCCTTTACGGATTCTCCCGATTCTTCATCCTTGACGTATCTCGAATATGTCAGAGTCTCGTCTTTGCGTCCACTAACGAGGATGCTGTTGTATTTTTTCTTTTCTGCCATATTATTCTTTTAATTTAATTTGATATTCGTTATCGTCACCAGCTACAAGTTCGTCTGACCAATAGTAGTATAGGTCACCTAGTTTGGTGGTGTTCATGGAAGTCTCAAAACCGCATTGGTTGAAGATGAGCGGCTGGCGGCTTGCAAACCAGATGTATGGTTTCTCTTCCGTGGTTGTTATGGTGAGAGTCTGACCGACAAGAGTGCCTTCCATAAGCGTAAGGTCTTCCATGTTCAACTCACTCATGTTCTTGGCAGACGAAGCTCCATAATAGCTTGCCTTGATGGTTCCACTTGCTGTGATGGTAACATAGCCTGATACGGCTGGGATGAAGACCTTGTTGGTGTTGCTGTTGTAATATTCAGCAGTAACGTCCTTTCCGTCCATGATAACCTTTACCTGACCGATACTGAAACCTTCTATAGGCATGAACTGAGCTTCCAGTTTCTTTCCGTTGCTGATAGTTCCGTTAATTACGAAGTTCTCCTGATTCTCCACCATTTGGGTTTCCCCATTGATGGTATAGCTGAACTTAGCGTTATCAACAATGAAAGATATAGGGCAAGTAGACTGATTCTCGGTCACGATGTAGTAGCGAAGGTTGAATAAGCCAGTATGTTCACCTTCCGTGATGCCGATAGGAACATTACTCATAGAGTTGTGTTCTACTATTCTCAGAAGGTTGCGCTCGATGCTGACCATTTCGCTACCATCATACTTCCATGATACCCTGACGTTATAGTTTCCGTAATCAAGGGTGGAAGGAATGTCGCATATCAGTACGTTGCCTTGGATTCCTGCTACTTGTACTGGAACAGAAATTGTATTGCAGAAACAGCCCGACAACTCAACTCTGATGTCGGTAGCCAGATTCATATCGAAGTCAACGAGTCGCTGGAACTCTTTCGATACGTCCATTTTCCGCACCAAGATGTGCAGTTTGAAACTATTTCCTTGTACTATTTTATAAATCATATTTGGTACACATTATTAATAATAGGCAAAGATAGGCAGAATTTTCTCCACCTATCTTTTATCCGTTTATTTAGGGCAGAAAAATTTTAGATTAAGCCCTTCCATCTGAGAAATTTGCGCTTGCGGCTGCGCTTTCCCTTCTCACTCTTGCAGTTGGTATGGTATACGCAATCCTTGAAGAGGTCTCTGACCTTCATGTCGTTGTCTACCAGTTTGGTCTTCTTGAATGCCTCGAAGAGTGAGCGGTTCATAATCATGAGGTTGCCCTTCTGCGTAGGAAGGACGTAGAAGATTTCACCATTGTTCTTCTTGGATGCGTAGTCTGCCTTAGCCGTAGCTTGGCGGTACATGATTTCGCACTTGATGCGCTTGAAAATCTTTGTTACTGTCATAATCGTAATTATTAATTGTTTGAAACTATATGATGGTTGCTGCCGAAACAGAAACCTTTCTTCTCATTACTCTTGCCTGATTGGAAATCATCTTAGGCATTTCCATTTCATTGAAACAGATGTGAAGTCCGATGGCTCTGGTCATGAGCAAATCATCGTGCTTTCCGTCTGCTGCCTCGTATACGGTTCCGTTCTTCTCGTATGTGAGATATTCATCTAAGCATCTATCGTCTCGTTCTACATAGAGTTGTTCACGGATAACCTGAACCAATACTGAGATAACCATCGGCTTGGTTGCCACATTGGTATGGAATCCGTACTTCACTGGAACTTTATTCTTGATGTCTGATTCACTCTGCTTGCGTGCATAGAGGTTGTCGTATACGTCCTTGATTTGATTCAGGATGAACTCAGACTGGTCACCACCTTCCAAGATGTGCTCCTTGTCTTTCGTCTCCAAGGTGTTGGATTCTATGACCAATAGAGCATCGTTGTAGTATTTGGCTATCTGAGCAGCCTTCCATGCCAGCAAGTCCATATCAATATGCCCATACCATTGTGCTACCACATACGGCTTGCCACCTTCCATCATCCAATAGCGGTCGAAGACACAGATAACAGACCAGTCGGCATTCTTGCTACGTCCACCAATATCCACTACGACCAGATAGCGGTTTATCACCTTGCAATCATCAAAGGTCTCAGGCTTGCTCCATATCCACAACTGCCCCTGCTTGTCTTCACAGAATCGGACATTCTGCATACACTTCTTTCCCTTGTAGCCATCACCATAAACATCACCGATGAATTTAGGTGCTCGGCATCCCTTGCGGAACTTGTCAACCTTGTCTTCGGCAAACACCTTGGCTCCTGAATGCTTGAATGCTTCAATATCATCGGTAGGGTAGCCAGCAGCCATATCAGCATGGTCGGTGAACTTTTTGCGCTCGGCAATATACCAGTTGATGGCTTCGAGTGGAGCACCCAGTGTCCATAACTTCCAAAGATAGGTACATGGCTCTTCTCGGTCGGACATCGTATTGGTATTGTTGCGGTTCTCGTATAGCCATTTGGCAAACTCTACCTTCTGTTTCTTGCTTTCAAATTCAAGATGATACATATCGTATATCTCGTACCAAGGAACAAAGAATGGTTCAAACTGAGATTCTCCCTTGACTGCCGCAAGCCACTCTTTGTGGAAGAAGTTGCCAGTACCATTGGCGGTTGATTCATATACTATCATGGTGTATGGTCTGTAGAGCACACCATTGGTTGCATTTTGAACAACTTGCTCAGGAGACTTGCCTTCTGTCTTCTCCCACAATCCTACCTCGGAACAATGGATGAGGTTGTAATCTTCACCATTGGCTGATAGTGGTCGTTCCATGGAACCCACCTTAATCTTGCAGAATCGCTGAGGAACCTTCTTTACATTACCTGATGTTCCAACTCCAACAAACTTCGGCTCGTTCTCTGAGAATGCTTCTCCCATTTCGTAGAGGAACTTGGTTGGGAAGTTTTTCAGAGCTTCCTCGAACATTCCTCGGATAGTCTCTGCTGTGTCCTTAACCTGAGCCACGATGAGCGAGTTGAGACCCTTCTGCCACATAAGTTGCATCCAGAGCATATACATCTGTATAACCGTAGAACCTCCCCATTGTCTCGCTTTTAGCAGAATGAGACGGATTGGGCGATTCTTCTTTCTTCGCTCATCCAGCCATCTGAGCAATCTTCGCTGCGGTCTTCTGAGTATAAATCGGAATGGAAGACCACCTCCCTTTGGCTTAACTACGATAAATGCGGCAAAGAAGAAGAAAGGGTCGTGTTTCATTCTGATGCGAGTGAACTGCTCAATCAGTTGCTCCATATCTTCCTCTAGGTTGTACGGCTCGTCTATATCCTTGTGCAGTTCCTCGATTACTGCCTTGCAGCTACCCAACTCGATGAGCATCTTGACGAGCGGAATCTTCTTCATGGAAACTGGAAGCTGCTGTCTCTGTATCGGGAAATCAGGAAGGAAGAGCAGGAATCGCTTATCTCCACAACCTTCACCCTTGATAGGATTGAATGGTGTGTTGATTTCCTTGATGCGTTTCTCGTTCTCTTTCAGGATGCCAAGCACATGTTTTTCTACAGCATCAGTCAGTTTGGCGGTTACTTGTCTTGGCATAGCGGTGCATTTAGATAACCCCACAACAGACCAAGTACATAGCAATAGATGTGGACTCCAACTGCCATGCAAGGGAAGAAGATTCCAACACAGATATATAGGAGAATGGTGAGATTGTATCTTACCTTATTCTCCACGTAGGGGGCGATAAAGCCCATGTAAGCATAGATAAAGCCGCTGAGGCCGATGATTGGTAGGGATGAGGTGAAGGGATAGCTGATGGCTATGAGATAGAATGCCACCAAGTGACCGATGCCGCAAGGGATGGCTCGGTAGCATTGATGGAAGACATAAAGGTTTATGGCAGCATGAAAGATGTTCTGATGAAAGAAAGGGTAGCTTAGTCGGTTCTGAATAGAACAATCGTCAAAGAGACCCATGCCATCATATCCAAGAAAAGTGATACACATTATTATAATGTACCCAGCATAAAGCGCAATCTTCTCTTTCGTATCTCGTAGCATCTTTGCTTCTCCTCCTTTCTCACCCTGTTAAGAATTACGTGTATGCTTTGAGGAGTCAAATAGAAACTGGGTGCTTTTTCAGCACATACACGTTTGATAATATCCATATTACTGAGATATGGCTCATTACTCTTATGAATCTGGAATCGTCTGAAAATCTCCTGATACATTTCCTTTCGGGTAGGAATCATTTTGTCAAGAGGTTTTCCTTTCAGTAAGTCTAATATGACTATATAAGCACGGTCTTCTGATACCCAAAATCTTCTGCTCGGAGATTGGGCTAGCTTTTCCTCAATCTCTGAGAGTCTGATATTGTCTCTTACCTTAATAATTTCTTTGTAAGCCCTCAATAAATCAGCATCACGTTCCTGTATAAAATAGCATCGTGAATCCTTATATTTCATATCTGACCCTGCAAATATACAAAAAAGTATTGAATTAGTCGCATCCGATTAGACTAAATTAACGGATAAAAGATGAAAATCGGAAAAAAGCATTAATTTTGGGCATTGATTTATAAATATACACATATATATATGGACGAAAATACAAATATTGAGCAGAATGCTGGTGCTGCAAAACAGCAAGACACCAAGACCAAGAGAGACTTGGCTTTGGAGCGTTTGAAGACCCGCCACCCTGATACGGAGTATGCGGATGATGAGTCTATCTATGGAGCCATCAATGATGATTATGATGCCGACCAGAAGGCTTTGCAGGGTTACAAGGATAACGAAAAGGCGATGGGCGATTGGCTGGGTAGTGACCCTGAGGCGGCTACCTTCCTTCAAGCGTTGAAGGCTGGCAAGAGTCCTTACGCTGAGTTGATTCGTACCCATGGTGAGGATGCCATTGATTACTATTCAGACCCTGACAATGCGGATGAGATTGCATCGGCTCAGTCGGAGTTCTTGCAGAATGCTGCCAACGGCAAGAAATTGCAGGAGGAGTATGACAAGAACATGCCATCCAGCTATGAAGTATTCGACAAGTTGGAGGAGAAATATGGCGAGGAAGCGGTGAATGAAGCCATCGACCAATGCTTTCAGACTATGCGTAATGTGGTGACTGGCAAGTTTACAGAGGAAATGATTACTGCTTTCATCAAGGCTAAGAACCATGATACCGATGTGGCTGATGCAGCCCATGAAGGTGAGGTTCGTGGCAAGAACAGCAAGCACGTCAAGAACTTGCAGCTACGCAAGAAGGGTGATGGTACTGCCGACCTTGATTCTGCCAATGCGGAGACCAAACAGACAGATAACCAGCCAAACCTTGGTGCGCTTGGTAGGGCATCACGTAGGGGAAATATCTGGGAGCGTGGCAATGAGAAGAGAACACGCATTCGATAAGGTGAAAAGATAATATATAATGTTTAATTAATATTTTGGATAACAATGAAGAAAAGTAACAAATTTAATCGGCTGCTTTCTATCTTTATGATGGTTATGGCAGTTATTTTTGGAGTGAATGGTCAGGTTATCATGGCTGAGGCGGCTCTGCCTGATGGCGGTAGTACCGAGAGTGGTCACGCTGCGGAGGCTGGTGGTGCTACTGCTGCCGATGATGCTGGCAATGGCGGTGCTGCTCGTCAGGATGATGGTATTGCTACCGAAACCAAGGGTCGTGAGCATTATAACGAGAATGGCACGGAGTTCTATGAGAACGACATCAACGATAAGATTACCAAGATTCGTCCGATGGCTACGCCAGTTGACCAGATTTCACGCTATGCTACAACTAAGTCTGCTGGCTCGTTTGTAGTTGAGTATTGGAGTATTGGTACACGTCCTATCAAGACTACCGTCAAGGAGACTACATTGGAAAGTACTGGTACATCTATGGTATTGAAGGTAGAAGACCCTGAAATGTTTACGCTGGATGATACCATCCGAGTGGTAGGTGTTAAGGCGATTACCAACTACAAGAATCAGGCTTATGCAGACCTTACCGATGAACCTACTCCTGATTTGGAACTTTGTGTGTGCGGTAAGGATAATGAGGGTTATCCTATTGTGTTTGCGGTAAATGGCAAATTGGTTAAGAAGCAGCCTATTGGTATTCCAGCCTTACAGAAGGGTCAGAAACTTATCCGTATGGCTAAGAGTTGCGGTGAGTTGGACGTACAGACGGGTCGTTTCAACAACCTTCCTGATTCTGATGTTCAGTACTGCCAGAACTTCATGATTCAGGTTGAGGAGAGCACCTTCAATAAGATTGCTGCTAAGCGAGTAGATTGGGACTTCTCTGACATCGAGGAGGATAGTATCTACGATATGCGTCTTGCTATGGAGGGTACTTATCTCTTCGGTGATATGGCTTGTATCAAGCATACTACCAAAAACAACTCTACTCAGTGGTTTACAAAGGGTATCTGGTGGATGGCTGGTAAGGACATTGAGGTAGGTCATGTTGCTACTGCTGACGATATAAAGAAGGGCTATGGTAAGAATGAGCGAGTGATTACAGACTTGGAGTTGGTTGACATTTCCAAGGACTTGTTTGTTGGTACTGGTATCGGCAACAAGCGCAAGGTGATTATCGCTGGCTCTGCCTTTGTGAGTGCATTCAGTAAGATTGACTCTGACAAGTTCCGCTTGAAGGACACCGTAGAGGTTTGGGACTTGAAGTTCAAGAGTTGGGAGACCGACTTCGGTGAGGTGCTGATGATTCACTCTGAGTTGTTTGACCTCTTCGATATGAGTGACTGCGGCTTTGCCCTTGACCCTGAGTTCTTGGTTAAGCGAGTACACTTGTCTTGGACACGTAACGTGCTCGACTTGAAGAAGGCTGGCATCCGTAACACCGATGCAGTAGTTATTCAGGAGGTAGCTTGTCTGTACTTGAAGTACCCTAAGGCACACGCTCGTATGCGCCTTGCTGCGGTTCCTGCAACAGAAAGTGCAACTGATACAGAAGAGACCAAGGCTGCTGCCTAAAAGCAAGTAGATTTGTAAATTATTCATTAAATAGTGAGGGGTGTGGGCACTAGCCCCATCCCTTTTTTAGTAACACATATATAATAAGGTATAATCATGTTTAAGAAATATCAAGCTGGTTCGGATTTAGCATTCAGCGTTATGGTAGGTAACGAGCGAATGCGTATTGTTTTTGAGGGTAAGACCATGGGAAGTAGTATCTATATGACAAGAGACCCTAAGGTACAGAAGGCTATCGAGTCTCATTATTGGTTCAACGACAAATTCTTCTTGGTGGAGAGTATTGACGAGAAGAAGGAAGCTGCGGAAGCCAAGAAGAAGGCTGCTGCCAAGGCAAAGAAGAAGGTGGCTGACGAGAAGAAGACTCACATTGTGACAGATGTTGAGGATGCCAAGGAATATCTGGCAGAGACCTTCGGTGTGAGTCGTTCCAAGATGAAGACCAAGGACGATATTTTGGCGATTGCCAAAGAGAAGGGTGTTGAACTAGAAGGATTGGAATAATGAGTACGTATGCTGTATCTGAACTGGTGAAAGAAGTGAAGGTGCTCTTGGACAGGAACCAAGAGACTTCGGGCTTGCTGACTCCTACCGATACTGATACCTTGTCACAAGGCGAGTTGATTCAGAGTAAGATAGTAGATGCAGCAAGAATCATATTGAAGGATGCTCCTGCCAGTATGCTGGATGGTAAGACTTTCAATGAATTGAATACTGCTTGGGCTGAATCAAATGGTGCTTATGTGGGAACCGTCTATCTGCCTTCCGACATGATTAGACTCCTTAACGTGAAGGCTAGTGACTGGAACCGCTCGGCTGAGATAATAACAGAAGAGGATGATGCCTACAAGATTCAGTGTAACCGATTCGGAGTAAGGGGAAATCCTGAGCGACCTATCGCTGCACTCATTCATAATAGCGGTAATCGGTACTTGGAACTTTTCACAAGCAAGAGTAATACGGCTACCGTATCGCTTACCTATGTGGGTATGCCTTCTATTAGTGAAGGTAATATTGATTTGCCTGAAACATTGAAGGATTCCATCGTGTATATGGCTGGCTACCTCACTTGCATCAGTCTTGGCGATACCGATACCGCAAGCGGATTGCTTGGGGTGGCTCGGAAGCTGGCACATATTGTTGAACCTACAACATCATAAATTATGGCAAAGAAGAAAGAAGAAACAAAACTGCTATCGTTGAGCAGGGTGCTTGACAAGGAAGAACTGGATAGCGTGAAGGCATCCAAGAACCGATTTGACAAGCCATACGAGCGTGCCTTCTCTATCTTGCTGGAGGCTCAGCGATATTACAATAACATGGATAACTTCCGAAAGCGAAGACTGAGAAACAAGCGATATTGCTATGGAGACCAATGGGGAGATACCATTGAGTTCAAAAGCAAGTGTGGCTTTACTAAGCGTATCAGGGAGGAAGACTATATCCGTGAGCAGGGTAGCGAACCATTGAAGAACAACCTTATCCGTAGGTTGGTGAAGAATGTGCTGGGTGTATATCGCTCTCAGAGCAAGGAGCCAACATGTAACGCAAGAGATAAGGATGAGAAGCGATATGGTGAGACCATGAGCGTGGTGCTGCAATGTAACCGACAACTGAACCGAGAGACGGAACTGGATGCACGAACCATGGAAGAGTTTCTGATAAGCGGTGCTGCTATCTATAAGAAAAAGTATGGATGGCGAAGAGGTAGGTTGGATTGCTGGACGGACTACGTGAACCCGAACAATTTCTTCATAGACAACAATATGAGGGATTTCCGTGGCTGGGACGTGAGTTGTTTGGGTGAGGTGCATGATATTACCATCGGCAACGTACTGAGAGAGTTTGCCAAGTCTCCTGCTGAAGCTCGTAAGTTGAAGGAGATATACAGACTGGCGGCTAACCGAGATTTCGTGATTGCAGACTGCACACAGCGATTCGGTGAGTTCGACCCTAAGACCATCGACTTTATGAATCCTGCCAACCCTTCGCTCTGTCGAGTGATTGAGGTTTGGCGCAAGGAGAGTAAACCGAGATACCGATGCCACGACTACAACAATGGTGACGATTTCAAAATTGATATTGAGGATAAGAAGGAGATAGTAGAAGAAGAGAACGAAAGAAGACTGGCGAGAGGTCTGGCTGCTGGTATGTTGGAAGACGATATTCCTATGATTGAAGCCGAGTGGTTTATGGATGATTACTGGCATTTCTACTATCTTTCTCCTTTCGGTGATATTCTGAGAGAAGGCGAGACTCCTTATGCTCATGGCGAGCATCCATACTGCTTTAAGTTCTATCCGTTTATTGATGGCGAGATTCACAGCTTCGTGGAAGATGTGATTGACCAGCAGAGATACGTGAACCGACTTATCACGATGTATGACTTCATCATGAGGGCGAGTGCCAAGGGTGTGCTGCTCTGTCCTGAGGATTGTCTGCCTGATGATATGAGTTGGGATGATTTCTGTGACGAGTGGAGTAGGTTCAATGGTGTGGTGAGATACAAGCCGAACAAGAGCGGTCAGGTTCCTCAGCAAGTGGCGAATAACTCTACGAACATCGGTATCGGTGATTTGCTCAGCTATCAGTTGAAGTTCTTCGAGGATATATCGGGAGTGAATGGTGCGCTGCAAGGTAAACCAGGAGTATCAGGTACGAGCGGTTCGCTCTATGCCCAACAGACACAGAATGCTACCATGTCGCTGCTTGATATTTTGGAGACTTTCAGCCAGTTCATCATTGATGGTGCTTACAAGACCGTTAAGAATATGCAGCAGTACTATGACGTGGCTCGTAACTTCAATATTGTTGGTAGGGCAGGACAGATTGTGCACTATGACCCTAAGAAGATACGAGACGTTGAGTTTGACATCAACATCACGGAAAGTACAGCTACTCCTGTATACAGACAGATGGCGAATGAGTTCCTTATGACCTTGTGGCAGAATCAGGCTATCACGCTGGAGCAGTTGCTGCAAGTAGGAGATTTTCCGTTTGGAGAGGAGTTGCTGCAATCGGTTGCATCCAACCAGCAAGCCATTCAGAATGGTGAGACTCCACAAGGATTCTCTCCTCAGCTTCAAGCCCAAGTTGCTCAGGCATCACAGAGCAATCCGAAGGCTCAGGCGATGTTGCAGCAGATGATGAGCGGTCAGGGAGTGAGTCCTGACGGACAGAACCCACCGCTTGCTGCTTAGTTTATAGTTTATAATTTATAGTTTATAGTTATGATAGCAGACAAGGAGAATAATCAGAAATGGTATGGCAATGGGAAACCTGATGCTAGCCAAGGTGGCAACCCGAATGGTGGTGTTGCTTCAGAGACCCAAGGGAGGGAAGACAAACCCGAACTTTACGAAAATGACGTTATCGGAAAGGTGGCGAAACGGAAGGAAAACGACATCTGGACGAGGGGTGGAGAGAAGAGAACTAAATTTAAGGACGAATAAAGAAAGGAGGTGTTTTTATCGTAACTGTATTTGTCTGATATTCAGATAGCTACAGAAATATCTACGAGTTTATGGTGCTGCGTTTAAGATATTGGTATCTTTGCAGCATCATAAACTTTTAATTTTTATATTATGGATTTTGTAGATTTCGTAGAAAAGTATCAGCAGGAGTTGACTCCTGAGCAGATGTTGGCAGTAGCTAAGGCAGTCGGCAAGTATCTCTCATGCAAGTTGAGCGATGTTGAGGAACATCATCTTTGTGCGATGGTGTATGGTGTGTTGAGCGAAGAGCATTTTGATAAGCACTTTGCCGATGATGCTATCAGCAAGATGTGGTATGAGGATGCTGACGGAACCAAGCATACGGCTCCTTTCTTCTCGGATGAGGAGGTGAGAGCGGTGTTTGACGTGCATCAGGATGATATTTCTGATTACACCATCCATGACTTGGCTGTGACTATGAATCTGATGAGAAGTGACCATCATGTGATGCTGGAGCGATATAGCAAGGATACTGATGAGTTGAAGGAAATGGTGGTATTGATGGCTATCGAGTATCTGCAAGACCCTGACTGCTTGCATCCTACCAGCAAAATATGGCACACAATAAACGGATAAAGTAACTAATTGGGAATCATTTCTTATCTTTGCATATTATTAATGTTAATAGTATAAAAAGATAAGTTATGACTCCAAACGTACGTGAAGGATTGCAATATGGTACAGCCATTGGGATGGTAGTGAGCGGCATCGTCCTCGCCTTCCTATCATTCTTTCTGAACAACTATATTATTTCGGATGGTGTGCTCTGGTACATCAGCCAAGCGTTGGTTTACTCTGGAGCAATATTCGGGGTAAACATTTATTTTAAGACAAAACTAGGCAATTTTGAGAGTAAGGTGAAGGACGAACTCGCAAATATGCTGAAACAAGTGAAGGAGGGCAAGTAATGAAGGTAACAAGAGAACAGATTTTGGCGATTATGCCGAATGCGAAGGCTAAGGTGGATTCTTTTCTGCCTTATATCAATGGGTATGCTGAGGCCTTCCAAATCGACACACCTAAGAGAATGGCTCATTTCTTGTCTCAGATTGCACATGAAAGTGGTGAACTGAGATATACCAAGGAACTCGGCAACAGAAACTACTTCCACAAGTATGATGTGGGCAAGTTGAAGAACATGCTCGGCAACTTGAAGGATGGTGACGGCTATAAGTATCGTGGCAGGGGCTTGATTCAGATTACTGGCAGAGCCAACTATCAGACTTTTCAGAACAGCAAACAGGTGACTGACGATATAATGGAGCATCCTGAAATATTGGAGCAGCCACGATATGCTACCAAGAGTGCTATGTGGTGGTGGTGGAAACACGGCTTGAATAAACTGGCTGATAGTGATAGTTTCTTGGCTATTACCAAGACAATCAATGGTGGAACCAACGGCTTGGAATCAAGACGGAAGTTCCTTACAAGAGCAAAGAAGGTCTTTAAAGTTTAGCCTATGAAAGTTAAATGGTACGATACTGATTTTTGGCAAGTAGCACTCTACGTGATAGGCATCTTGCTGGTGGCATTTTTTCTGTCGGGATGCAAAACAAAATATGTCCCGATGGAAAAAAATATATGTCGGGACGTAGTAAAACACGATACGCTGCATACTTCTGACAGCGTTTTTGTGCGTGATTCCGTCTTTCTCAGACAGAAGGGAGATACTTGCTTTCTTGACAGATGGCATGAAAAGACCATCTATAAGAATGTGTATAAGGTGAAGGTGGATTCCTTCCTGAAAAGAGACTCCATCCCAGTTCCCTACCCAGTAGAAAAACAACTCTCCAAGTGGGAGCAGTTTCAGTTGAAGTATGCAGTATGGTCTTTTGGAGCACTCTGCATGTTGCTAATCGTATTAGGTTATAAACTCTATAAAAAGATAAAGAATGGCAGATACCACATTGACAATCAAGAAAAGTGACGTGTACGAGGAGGTAGCGAAGACTACTGCCTACATAGGCGCAAAGAACAAACTGGAGGATGGAAAGTCGGCTTTTGACCAAGTATTTGTGACGGATGCAGACTTGACGATGATTGAGCGGTTCTTCAATGAATCGTTGGATGCGCTGAGAAACGTGCTGAAACGATTTATCTCAGGCGGCTCAGGAGTAGACGGAACCATCACTTGGCAACTCGAAATGCCTAGCAGATTTGATGATAACCTACTCAGTTCAATCAACTCATCTGCCAACTCATTCTTGGTGAACAGCATCATCGGGAAATGGTGTGAGATAACAGCCAACGACAAGGTGAAGGAGTATGCAGATAACGCTGCTGCATTATTGCTCGACATCAAAGATAAAGCGTTTTACAAAAAGAAACCAACACGAACAAAAATATCATAATATGCCAAGAAAAGATTTAACGATAACGTTGTATATGAGTGAACTCATTTATGACTTCCAGAACAAGGCATTCCTGACTGGGCGTAGCAGAAGGGCTGCTGACATGGATGCTGAGGCTGCCAGCAATATTCAGGCAAGTGATGATGATGAAGACAAGAATCAGGCTTTGCGTAGCATTCAGAATGCGTATAGTCAACTGCTTGTTGAGTTGAGTGAGTCTGTTAGAACTGGCAATGGTACTACTGCGTCTAACGAGTTGATAAGTGGTGATACCAATATTGTTATTAACCTCTCCCTTCCATCCAATTATCCGCTTGCTTTGAAGGATGCGCTTACCAATTCTATCCATGACTACATTATCAACAAGGCTTTGATGGATTGGTTCATCATTACCAATCCTAACGAGTCGAAGACTTATTCAGAATTGTCTGTTGTAGCCATCAAGAATCTGCATGAGACCTTCAACAGACGTGAGAGGCCAAGCAGAACGGCTCCCAACGAATAAGGAAGGAGGTGAGTATGAATGAATGCAGAACATGCTGCCTTGGCTACAAGGTAATGATAGAGCTTCTGAAGAAGGAACTGGTGTTTGACATCAAGAATACGGCTGCTGCCTATGCTGATTCAATCTCCAGTTCTGTAGAGGACTCACACCTGATTCATAACGTCTATGATGTGGGCGAGGATGGCAATCGGGATAAACTGGCAAGGATTCTTGACTCAGCGGTAGAAGACTGCAAGGAAATGCTTTTCCGATATACCAAGATGGAAATGCTTGGAGGTGGCTTTGATTCCAATGAGTGGGAAGAGTGTATAGGTTCCCCGACAAATGATGAGGATGCCTATTATCTAGCCATGAGAATGCCAAGTGGATTCTCGAAGACAAGTGTGCATACCATGACGGTATATATTCACGATTATATTGTGAACCAGTCTTTATATGAGTGGTTAATGATTGTTTATCCTGATGGTGCTGATAGGTTCTGGGAACTGGCTGAGGATAAGAAACAGAAGATTAAGGATGCCAGCAACCGCTCGGCTGGTAGAGCACGAATCGCTTTGCATCCATTTTAAATGATTAGTCGTTTAAGGCTAAGATAAAGCAAGGGAAGCTATCCATCACGGACGGCTTCCCTTTATTGTAATTATAGAGTAAAAAAAATACTTATCTAAGTTTGTTCTGCCATCTTGGTTGGAAAGCAGTAGAAATGCTGCTGATGCTTTCATCAGCGTTCATCTTACCAATGACGGCAACTCTGAAATAGCGGTATGGAGAGCCAACCAAGTTTCTAAGACTATTGTCTATAGAAGAACCGATATAGAACCAATGTTTCATATCGTTGCTTCCAAAAAGAATCTGTCCGTTAGATTTGCTGGAGTCGCACGTCCAATAACCACGGATAAGACAAGTAAACATAGTCTTATGGCTATCTCCCTGACCAAGCGTTAATGGTCGTGTACAGAAAAAGAAAGGTATGTTGTCGCTCGGTTCTTCAACGTAAACATTAACAATTTTTCCTGCTTTGTTGATAGCGTATGACTCAGGATAGCTATTAACTCGCTTGGCGAACACATTCACCATCGTTCCCCACAAATTGCTTTTCAGGGAATACACATACGCATAGCCATAGCTAGGATTGAAGACGATGATACGGCTATCGTAATAGTCGTAAATCATGTCGGCATTTTTCATATACTTCCTGAACCTAACATAGGCTACTTCTCCATCTTCAAAATCTTGTAGTTCAAGAATAGAGATAGGATAGTATTGATTTTTCTTAGAATGGCTGTATATTAGAGTGAAGTCGAATGGAAATCCATCCAACACATCAGTAATGCACTCAGATTCTCGTCCTCGCTGCATCATGATGCCTCGCTCGGTAGGGAACAGAACTGCATCATCAATCTGCAATATACCCTTAGGGTTAGAGCAAATATCTCTGTTGGCTGGCTGTCGGGCAATATAGGTTCCTTCTTCTCCCAGCATCAACACCCATACACCTTCATCGGTGAAAGCGTAGAGTGGGGCATCACCAAACTGACCTTCGCTGATTGGTCGGGTATTGGCTGCCATTGCACTAACGATGGATGAGCCAACCTGAACACTATTCTTAGCTGGGAAGACAAGAGGGTTCTCAGCTTCGCTCACTCTGATAAGTGAAGGCTGGTAAGTATCATCTGAGTTTGATGCGGCAAAACTATCTGCTTTCTGTTTGATTGCATTCCAGTCTGATTCCGTAATATCACTCCAATCACCTCCCATAATATCATCAATACCTCCAGTCAAGGTTTGAACGAAGAATGACAAGCCAAAGTTGGAAGGGCTATATAAGGTAAAACGTTTCTTTTTATACCAAGATGTGCCTTTTTCGTAAACGACAATTTCTTTCACATCACTTATTGGAACAGCAATAATATCCTGCCTGTTGCCAATATTTCCGTTCAGATAGTATATTCCGTTGCTTGTCGGTATCTCGTATATGGCAGTATGATATTCTTCGTTCTTGTAACCGTATGGTTGCCGAACCAAACTGGAATCTATGTTTTTCCTGATGCCAGCGATGTGAAGTCTGTTGTTGTATGTAATAGCGGTAGTGCCGCCAAATGCTATTCGGTTGAGGTCGGCAAGAGAAATGTTTTCCTCTGCTTGCGTTGGCCTCTTAACTACTTTCGGATGTTCAAATTCACTAAGAGGAATAAATATCGAATGATAGAAAGGCATGTTGCCGATGGTGTCGTGAACGTCTCTTGCGTTCATATCATCCAAAAACAACCATTGAATACCATCTTCACTAGCTAATGGGTAAGATTTATCTATCTGATAGAAACTTTCGCCATTGGTGAGGAATATATCAACTCCCTGAACAATATCCTCGTATAGCTGCAAGTTGCCAACTTCTCTAATCTCTATGGTGTATTTGTTGATGCCAACACTTGATGTTATAGTCTTTCCGTTTGGAGCATCAGGTTTTACTGGGTCTTTATATATGTTTATCTTTCTAGAAACAGCGTTAGACTCTGCACTAGGAAGAACAAAAGGGTTTGATATATTGATGTATGTACCATCGTAAAGACGAAGAGCAGCCACACCGAAAACATTTCTTTTGAGATACTCTGTTCCGAGTTCTGCAAGTTTCTTGTTGGCAATCGCATCAAGGTCTGTAAACATCTTCCTCGTACCAATAGCACTTGTATTGTAGTACAAGTTGAGGTTGGCACTCTCAACAATAAAGTAGTCGTAGAAGTTGTCTCCAGCTTCTGCCTTCAAAGTAAGGTCTTGGTGGTATGTGTTGGCAATTTCAACACCAAACTGCAAGTCTTCTTTTCCGAAAATAAGATAAGAACCATTCTTCCATATAGCATATTTGGTAGTTTTAATACCAACAAAGCACAAGACGTTTCCGATGGCACAAACAGAGTTGACATAGAAATCATCGCCAAGCAGGAACTCGGTAGGTGTTCCATCTGTTGAATCCTGCTCTATCCATCCCCATCTTTCCCTATCTTGTGGGTCTGAGGTACGTATGATGTAGTGGGAGTGAATAGCCTGATTGTGTGTCACCTTATGAACCAGTTCTATAGAATTATATTGGTCTATGGTGATATTCTTGCTACTCTCTACTATTATCGGCTGCTGGATAGGGTGGAGTGCCCCATCCTCGTTGATGAGGTTGAGGCAGGTTGCCAACTCCCCATCCTGACAATCATAGTCGGATGGAGAGTGGGTAAGCCCTTTGAGTGTTACTACTTGTCTTGTTGCCATGTGTTTAAATTTGAGTTTGGTCGCATGATTTCGTAATAAGGTTCTCCTTCTTGTGACTTGCGTGGGATGCAAGTAAGGCGAACCATTCTGTTGAGAGGAAGGTTGTACTCATCAAGGATGGCGGTGATGGAAGGGTAGTCACTTCTGAAACCTACCTTCTTATACTTCTGATTGAATTGAAGCTGAGCGAAGGCGGTGTTGGATTTTCGAAGGTATTCCCAGTCCTCACGCATGCAGAATCCGTATGTACCTCTGTCAGATATTCTGAACACGAAGATGGAGTATTCTGTACGTTCTTTCTTGATGATGTGGTCATAGATGCCCTTGGAGAGCGTGACCGAGTTGGCTCTTCCGTCCAGTACCACAAAATCGTTGCGGTGTCTGAAGCCTTTGACTTTATCTATTAAATACTTGAATTTCATGTTGCAAATATAATATGAAAAGTGATAAAATGGATATTATCCGTTAACTTTGTCTTTCCGCTTGGGTCTACCATTTCGGTTGCCATACTTGGTGATGATGGCGGTTGCACGTTCTGAGCGGTAACAGCCACATGATTTGGTTCGTCCGTCACGAAGAGCAGAACCTAGAACCGTACAACCCCTGCCACAATCACATTTGCATATCCAGAACGCACCATGCTGGTGGTTCTCTTTATCAGATTTTCGGCAGACGAGTAATCTGCCGAAACGCTGTCCAGTAAGGTCTATTAACTTTCCCATACTACTTCTCTGCCAGTTTCTTTGCCTCTTCAACTGATACTGGCTTTCCGCTAAGAGGAATGCGGAAGTCGAACTTTGAACGGAAACCATAATAGCCTACGAAATCGAAGCTCTGTTTCATACGCTCGTCTGTGGTGATGTACTTCTTGTAAGCCTTCACCTCCTTCTCTGAGCGGTAGATGGTAGAGTTGACGAAGTAGGAACTGGTTCCCTTGTTAGCGATTACTGCAATAAAGAACTGCTTACCAAGGAACTTTTCCTTGATACGCTGGATAATTGAGATTTTCTTTGTATTCATATATAAAATTTGATTAATTATTAAGAAGAATGCAGATAGGCTGCACTCTTTTTACTATTCGATTCCACAAGATACGATACCATCTTCTTTGTTGATACCTCGGAAGTGTTCGCATCGCTGGCAAGCAAGGCTACCTACCATCAGGATTTCGTGGGTATACTTTCCTTGAATGCCGAATGGGCAGGGAGTGATGTACTCGAAGTGCCCGTTGACAAATTCGTTGAGGGTATATTTTGGATATTTCATTATTTGGCAGTATATAATTTAAGATTTTTGTAGAATCTTCTCATGAAGCAAAATGTGCTTCTTTTAGTTCTGCCACATGATTTTGGCTCAGGGCAGAATCCTCTGTATACGCATTGAGGAACACAAGCGGAAGCAAGCAAAGGCTCAATCCGTGCTAACTCATCAAGTACCATATACCACACCTCTCTTGTCTCATTGGAGGCCTTGTTGCAGAGTCTTAGTTTGGAGATATTGATAATCTCCTGAGCGTTGAGAGATAGCTGCAAGTTGACCAAATCATCCTGACGCATATCGTGGCGAGATACCTTTGAGCCAGTAATATCTGGTCGTGATGTGGAAACGAATGGCTGAGCATGAACGTGGCGAACAAAATGGTTGCTCACCCAATATGGTATGCCATACATCTTAATATCGAACTCCAATTCCCTGAGCGGTGAATGCTCACTGAGAATCATCTGTTTCTTGAACTCATCGCTAGGCTCATGTCCCAGCGGTTCCTTACCTTGTGTGAACCGAGCAGCATCCACAACACGCTGCCAGTCCGTTACTCTTTTAATTTCTATTTTCATACGCTATTTTTCTTAAACTTGCATTATTATCTTTACACTAGACTTAAACCAATTTAAGCCATAAGAACTAAGTATAGATTGTAATCGTCTCTCAATTTCCCGATGAGTACATAAAGGCTCTGTTCTGTAAGTAGAACCATTTATAGTATATTCTATATATTTTGATGTAACCATAACTATTCTCCTTTAAGTTCTACTGACTCATCAAAAAAAGATAATTCTCTTCCAATGAGTTTCTTGATAGTTCCTTTGGGAAGTTCTAGACAATTACAACATCCATTATTATCTCGCCAACTATCATCAACCTTATGAGGCTTAGATGCAAACATAAGTTCCATGCCGAAAGAATTAACACATACCCATGCCGTATTCCCATTCCATTCTTCTATTCCCCCTGCGACTTTAAGATTCACCTCTGCAAATCGCAAGGTTTCATGCAAATTGCTTAACTCTGTATCAATATCAAAGTTG